GTCTTTGTTGCGTGTTAATGTAGACAGGTACATGTTTCCATCCTGTTAGATTAGCGAGTGCCGGAGTAGTACGTCATCTGCAGCAAGTTGTCGAGTACGATATCCATCTCAACGTGCGACGCAATCTCACGCGGGCTCAGAGTCTGGTCCGGGTAGTTTGCCATTGCATTTAAGAAGGAAGAGACGTTCAGCGGACCGTAGATCATGTTTGCCACGATATAGGTCAGCACGTCGTCGATCGCCTGGTAGGTAGGAACAGACTGCAGCGAAGAGATGTAATAACGGATGTCCGTGATCGCATCTGCTTTGGTCTGGTCATAGCTGTACTTCTCGTAGATCGTTTTCCACCGCTCGTCGCTGATTTCATTAACGATGTGGTTATCCACCGCGTTCATGATACCCTGAATAGTCAGCGTGTGCTTATTGGTGATCGCAAGCGATTTGATCAATGAGTTAACACGAGCGTATTCAGTTTCGTTACGATCTTTAGCATCGAGGATAGTACGTGCATTGACAGAACGTTCGCCGTAGACGTTACCCAGGATACTTTCGATAGTGCCGCCAGCCTGCAGATACCACTGATAAACGTCGCCGTTCAACAGCAGGGTTTCGTTTGACAGACCAGTTACGCGCCAGCCATCGACAACCGGCATGCTGATGATCATGATCTTACGATCAAGGTTACCAACACGGGTACGATAGATACGCTCAATCGCTTTAGCGAAGTGCGCACGGAAAGCAGACATGATCATTGCATAACGATCGCTTGGAATACCACTGTTAGCGATTGGGTTGTTATACAGATTGTCAGCCATCAGATAAGCCATAACCAACGGCTCATACACACGACGGGTATCCAATGCATCATTACCGAACACCTGGATAGAGCGATCGATATTGTTGGTCTGTAATACACGGCTCAGATAAACAAACTCATCCTGGTTAGACACCATCGCGCCTTGGAACCAGATCTGGTAAATAGCACGTGCCAGATTCGGGTTCTTGGTCAGCTGACGACCAACGAATGCACCAAGCTCTGAAGAACCTGTGTGCGTCAGTTCAGCGAGCTGTTCATCGGTTAATGATGGCAACTCAACAGACGGCATACCGACCAGACCAACCTGTGAATAATGAGTGACGACCCCATCAATCACTTGCGAGTTCCAGACATCGTCATAAACGTAGACGTTGATATCCGGCATGGCGTTAGCAGGATCAGACTTAGTATCAACATACTGGTCGACACGATCGTGCAGTAGCTTGATGGTTGGGATGACGGTGTTCTTTGCCGCAGCAGAAATCTTCTGCACACCAGCAGTCAGCGCTTCAACTAAACGCTGTTTCGCCCAGCCATGTTCAGAAGGGATCTCACGCGGAGAACCATCTTCATTAGTACCACCCAGCGGAACCGATTTAGTACGGTTGATCAGCGTGGTTTCAATACTGTCGTCGTTAACTGGTGTGACAATATCAGTTGCCATGCGCAGTGCATCAAGCGGCGTACCGTTCGAAGCGACCAGGGTAACCCCGGCACCTGTCAGTAATCGCGCAACTTCAGCACCGGCAGCTGCTTCAGATGATCTGATCATTTATTGGCTCCATTCGCAATCATGGCAGCCATACGCGCCCGCAGTTTAGCCGCAAGCAGGTAGTTTACTGCGTCCGGGTCTTTCGGCGTTGATAAAGCTGCAAATTCATTTCCCGCAACGTTCTTGTGAACGGCCGCGGCTACGCTGATGATATTCGCAACGATATTCGCGTTATCATACAGTGCTGTCTGTGACATACACCTCTCCTTACTTATAAAAACTTATGTTAACTTACGACGGAATTGTGGTTGCATGCCACGGGTCAATTTTGCCTGTACCATTTGCGCAGCCTCGGCTTTGGTTATCGAACCATCTTTATTGATGTCCAAACCGCGGTTTTGTAAATAAGTGGTTGGGCGTGTAGTCTGGTTCCACAGTTCGTACGACTCTGGCTGACCGACAGCACGTGGCCACAGAATACGCATATAGATGTCACTGAGTGTTTTGATTTTTCCGGCGTAAGGACGGAAGAACTCATAAACGTAATCGAGCTGATCGAACGCTGTCATTTTACGCAGTGCATCGGTTGTGGTTTTTAAATCAATCGCTGCAGCATCACCAAATTGGATCAAGCCATAATAAGGCGCACCGCCTTGGTTCTGGATGCTAGGACTGAAGGTTTCGCCGGATTCGAAAGCCATGCACGCCATGAAGTTGTTCGGGCCATCAGATGGTAATCCCAATGCTTGCGACATATGCTCAACCTTACGACAAAACTCTGGAGTGACTTTCGCACTCCAGGCTAAGTCATACCCGTCACCTGAAGTGATGATAGGGGTGGTGGGGCTTGCTGCCCCACCGGTTGTTGCTTTGGCAATACATTGACGAAGGGCTTCACGGGTAGACGGTCCATACAGACCATCCGCTCCTGCTTTCCCGACATTGAAGCCTCCACCGATTAGCATCTTCTGGACTTCTAAAATGTCTTTGTTCATCATTATTACCTTTAACCTTTAAGGCGTTTCCACATCTCAATGGAACGACGCGTGATCGTATCGAGGAGGACGTTTGTCACACCCATGACGTAAGGAGAGGTTACCATACGGTTGGCGATACTCTTGTTACTAAACTTCGCATCCAGCCGTTTACCGGATTTCGTCGTGATGCCATCGGGCATGATAGAACCAAACGTTGACTTCATCTGGTTAGCGAAGACACCCTTATCGCCAGAACGAGTTGGCATTGGGGTGATCACATAGACTTCGATGATAGCCTGGTTAAGTTCAAGTGGCGTGCCTTGTACACGAACGGGTGTTAAACACTCGCCGGTATTGGCTGCATCACTGCCTAACTGACGATTGAGTTTAGCGCGTTCCCGGTCTGAGCGGTTAGCGATAATCCCTAACGATTCTGACATGTCGTCGATGTTACCACGATACGTCACTTCGATACGGGCAATGTCACCAACAGCTTTCGCTTTCGGGTTCTTGTTAGCCAGAATGCGCAGTGAGTCAAATGACTCATCGTCAAACTGCCCAAGGTTCGCCGTCACTGGATCTTCCAGGGTACATAAAATAGTTTCCGAGTCAACTTTTGTGCCGACTGGGAGTAAGTTACGCACTTCCTGATTGAAGTCCACGGTAATCGCAATTGGCTTAGCCGTACGAGTACCTAACCGCATTGCCGTGCGCTGGGAAATAACTGAGGAGTCCTCGAAAGTGAACTCTTCCTCCATTAACGCCACACGCACCATCGCCCCTGCCTTCCAGGAGACTTGCGTCGGTTCCATGAAATCACGTTCGAAGTAATTTCGGTTCCACGCCAGAACATCCCCTTTCTTGAACGTCTGACCTACCGCCATGTCCGTGATGATCGGATGCACGTATACCGTACCCGATGCACTACCGTAACGGATACCAAGTTCTACCCCCACTCGACGACTCTTATATTCGGCAATCAAATGTTTTGCAGAGATCTCAGCAATAACACCATCCTCTTCAGCGGCGTAAGCAAAGAGCTTACTCACACGGTGCGCGATTACACGCTCAGCGCCAGTACGATACGGCGTGGTCTGATAACCATCGGCGTACATACCTTGTGAGTGTTGGATCGAGATGAAGTTAGTACGGTTCGGTGAATCACGGTCAGCAGCCGGCGCTAACAACGCCGAAGTCGACACGATATGCGTTGGATTGGTATCGTCAGTTGCCGCCTGAGTGTTACCACGCAGGTCAGTCATCAGTGGGTCCATCGACAGGTAAGCCGTATAGCCTACGTCAGCGTTATCCACAGATGCCTCTGAGATCATCCCGATGTTATCAGGAATGTATTCACGCGATGGCTTAGTCATGGAACGTGAAGTACGCCCACCACTACCGCCATATGTGATCACTTCAGAGTCTTTGACGTTATGGATTGGGTTACACTCTTCAACAGGAATGCTTGAGGTGTCCTTCATCAATTCAAACCATACTGCATCTGGATGAAGTTCCAATCCTACCTTGGCCGAAGTTGCTCGGGCTTTCTGGATACGCATCGCGCGTACCAGTTCCAAATAGATCGCACCCGATAAACGTTCAGCGCCACGCACACGTTGTTCACGGAAAGATGTTTCACGAGCATGCTGATCGTTAAGCAGCATCTTCATACCGTGAATTAGCAACAGATCAAATTTGATCGGCGCATTCATCTTAAGCAGTTCGTCACGAGTAATCGGATCGATGTACATTTCACGCATCAGATCAAATTCACGCAACCAACGCACACCCATACCGGCTGAAGACAGTACGTTGAGATAAACTGACTTACGGTCAAAGTCGTAACGAGAGAAACGACTGACCTCTTTATCGTACATGTTAAAACCGTTTAAGAGCATGGCGCCTAAACGATCAGTACGGTTAAAGATTAACGCTTCGTCATTAAAGAGCACGACACGTTCATCTTTCGTCAGCTGGTAACGCTCACCTCGGTTAACGGTGCGCACTTGCAGATTAAGCTGCTCGATTAGATTACCCAAACCGTAGTAATACGCCAGGATTAAACCAATCGGTACGGCACGTTTAAAGATACCAAGGGTCACGATCTCAACCGGCGCCTTTGACGTCTCCAGACCAATCAGGGTTTCGAAATCACCCAGGTTAGATAAGGTATCGTCTTTAGCAAGGTAGAGTGTACCGTTGTCGTCCATCAGCAGCGGTTGATCTTCGCAGACGCCACACACAACCAGACGGTTCTGTGCATACTTCGAAACCAACTCGTCACCAAAGAAGGCGATCATCTCGCGACGATTGAAGTTGAATTCGTAGTCCATAAACTGGAAGCCTTTGAAGCGCTGAGACAAGATGGCGTATAAATGAGGAACACGCACCTTAGGGTCAAACGCACGACCGAGTACCAGTTTGGTAACATCAGGATCTTTCTGGATGGACAGTGCAATAATGCGACGCCCCAGCCATTCGCTGTAGTTGTACGCACTAAGTTCAGAGCGCATCATAAAGAGCTTGCCGTAATAGCTTGTCAGTGACACGCGACTAGCAGAGACTTTACGAATAGGGATATCAACACGTTGTTTACGTAACCGTGTCTTAACCCCGTTGACCACAGTGGAGCCATCATCCGCCATCTTCGGTAAGCGGAAACGCAAGGTGGTGACTTTACCACCGACGGGTTGAACCTGCACGGTGTACACGACGTAGTGGTTCTTCGCATCTTTCTTTTCTTCACGCTGATAGTCAATAACCGCAACGCCAGAGTTCTGAATAGAAAGTACCGCGTTTAACACATCTGCTTCCAAGAGATGTTTGATGTAGTTCTTATCAAAATCTTTGGTAGACGACTTAAGCAGGCCCTTGTCGATAATGCTGACTGAGTCAGGTGCGTTAAGACCACCGATGTCGCTCACCTTAGAAGGATCGATAACCATCAGATCGGCAAGCGTACCAGGGCCAACTGGGTTAGGGATTGTTTTGTATGCTTCGGCCAGCAGTTTAAAGCGTTTGTACTCAGCCGCTGTTAATACACCTGCATCGGTGAGACGTTCCAGATACAGCAGCACGCCATCTTCCACGGCAGTAGTCGCATTGGGCTGGTACAGCACCTCATCAGCACGACGGGATTCAACGTCGTGGTTGAACTCATCATCGTCAATGTCATCAGCCAGGGTACGGGCTTCGTACACATCCGTTGCATCAACAGGCGGTTCGTCGTTTAAGGCAGAGCCGACGTCTTTTCCTTTTGCTGCTTTATCAGGCTTAGGCGAAGAAACAATGGTGACGTCTTCCAGGGTTGGAATTTCCACACCAAAGGTACTGGTGCTTGATGGTGTTGAAACCACATCACCTTGCGTCTCTGTCTCATCTTCCGCAACTTCGACAACCTCATGGGGTGCACTCTCGTCATCCAGATGTTCAATAACTGTTTCGTTACCGTTCTTCACATCAAACAAACGGGTCAAGAATTTCAGTAAGTGTTTACGGAAGTTCTGAACCGCAGCTTCTGGATTGGAGGTCTTATCCATAATCTCGGTGCGCCATTTATCCAGCACATCCAGACGGATAATCGAATAAGCACCTACGTTCCCGATGATCAGATGGATCTTGTCGAGTTTGTTGTGGTCGAGCATGGAGAAGAGTGACGCTTCACGGTGATTGCCCATCCACATCCAGAAGTGAATGAACCAATAATCCGCAGGTGTGCGAAGACGGTTCATTACAGCCATCGAGAGCTGTGGGGTGAAGTTCATCACCTTAGAGGCATACGCACCTAATGCTTCCATACCGACACGCAGCACTGAATCCGCATTACCACGATAGTAATTAGGAATACGGTTTGCCAGGTCAACCTGTTGATCCGTTGCCCACATCACCATGGTTTGGAAGGCGTTCGCTTGATCAGGTGCCATCGGCACAGAGAGATCAGCACTGTCCTGATACTCAAGCATCGCTTCCATAGCGTAACCGATACGTGCTTCTGGTGAGATCTCGGTGAAGTCTTCCAGGCCGGTACCGTTTTGTACTTTATCCAGACCTGCTGACAAGCGCTCTTCGTAGATCTTAAGCTGCTGTAGCTGTGGTAGTGATGCCGGAATCTGTAAATAAAGGAACTGATTACGATCGCTGGATTCTTGCAAACGCGTCATGTTGTGCATCACGGTGTACTGCATGTTGTACCAACGGTAGTAGTTGGAGTACATAGCAGGACGATACACTAACTGGTGCTGCGCCATCGCGTAGTTCTCAACGATCATGTACAGTGGATTACGAATCACTGAATTGATGTTACGAACCAATTTAAAGCGACGATGCGAGTTATGATAACGTTTGATACTGGGTAGCAACGAGATAGGCTTGCGTTGCGGATTACCAAGCGGTGTCTCAATCTTCAGTACGTGATCGACATAAATGTCTTCAGAGTAACGGTTGATTAAGATGTCATTGTTTTCAATCCCGTATTCGGTTAGGTCGCTTGGGATGTAGTGCAGCAATGCCCCACGGGGTAACTCCAGCTGCGAGAGCTGGAGAAAGCGTGGTCCAAAGATCTGCTCTTTCTTACGCACCACCGTACGACGAAAGAATGCATTATAAAGAATCATGGGACACCTTATTAAGAAGTCAGCGCCTTAAGCACAAAGTCCAGGGTTTCGTTGGTTACGTCAACGAGGAATTCACCACGGCCGGTAATGTACGACTCACGCTGTGCAAGTAACATCTCACATTCACGTAATACGTCATCACCTAAAAGAATGGTTGCTGACATGGTATCGCCATCATAGTCGCCGCCCAGTAAACCTAAACGAGAAGGGTGCACTGAGAGGGAGTCCATGAATTCCGCGAAACGGTCATGCACTGGGAAGGCGGTGGCGTACGCGCCAGGGATCGCCTGCCAGTTCTCATCCAATTCAACTTTGACACTGGACTTGATGGTTGTGCGCACAAACGCTTTGGTTTGATAGACTGAACCCATACCGGTAATCGGGTAACGGGTAACCAGCATATAAAGGGTATTCCAGCGCTGGTACAGACACAGATAAAGAAGTTCCGTGTAAGTCATTGGATGGACGAGCTCGCGGTTGAAGTTCGCCGGGAGTTCACCGATGTCACCAAAAACACGGAAGTGATCGTTATCAGCATACACCAAACCGATATAGCGACCTTGGATCGTGATCGGCTTATTACGGATGGTTGTGTCAGCAAAACCGCCAATGAGTTTCTCTAACCCTTCCTGCGTTGTCCATTTGGCAACCGTTGGGATATCGACTTCAATGGTTTCTTGTTTCAGCGACTTGGGGTTGATGACCTGAATACGAGTGCCGTCATTAAAGACGTGTTTCAACCAGCCATTCAATAACCCATGTACGGTTAACGGCAATGCACCACGTGCCAACTCGTACAGACCGATTTGCGTATCGTTCATGTGTGGTGAGTTGAGCGCACCCAGTGTCATGGTACCAACTGGTGCTGCGGTGATAACATTTCGTGTGCCGTTAAAGATACGACGACGACCCCACTTCTGCTGCAGGATACCACGCTTACCTTCCAGCATGTCAGCGTAGCTTTTATAGATTTCGTTAAAGCGGTTCTGCAATGACCAGCGCACAGAATCATACAACGACGTATCAGCCGCAGCTGGGTCATCGGTAATGGTGTTGGCAGCGGAGAGTAACTTGCGATACAGCGAGTTGACTTCGTTCTCAATCGTGCGACCACGGTCATCAATCTGGATCTCGCGAAGACCTGCAGGAGAGACCAAGATATTTCGATACATCGCAATATCTTTATATTTCTCAACCAGTGCAATCTTGTCATTTCGAGACGAAGATTCATTGCGCTTAAATTCTATGCTTTTCCAATGCTGGACAAAGAAAGAAAAACCCGTCTGTCCCTCAAGTGGCGTAGATTTTATGAAGTCCTTTAATTCATCATCCCAAACGGCATAAACGCTACCAGAAAGAATGCCTGTGTACATCTGCTTTAATGCAGTCAATGCACGGAAGACATCGGGATGGAAGATCGAACATTTGATGTGGATGTAGCTAAACCGTTGGTCACGCTCTTCAGACCCAACGCGTCCAAAAATGGGAATGGAGTAAAGACCATTGTCATTCAGTTCAGTGGTCAGGCCATCGTAAATGTCGAGAGACGTCACAGGCCGCATCATTCTCCAAGGGACGGTCTTGGAGTCAGTAATGGTAATGTTAAAAGGTAGTAATGCTGACCGCATGATGTGTGTCCTTTTAGCAGCAACTTAAATAGGGTAAAAACATGGCCGATAATGTCAATCTCGGATACGAAGATCTGGGTGATCTTGACCTGGATTTCGATTTCGACTTCGGTGACAATGCGGGTGAGAAGAAGAAAGGCAAGGGCGGTGCGATTCGTGAATTCGCCGCAGGTCTATGGACCGGTGCCAAACAAGAGTTCACTGCTAAAGGCTCACCGCAGCGAATTATCCGCTCATTACTTCCTACATCCTTTTCACCTGCGTTTGATGCTAAAGATCGCGCAACCAGATTCAAAGATGACCTATACGATAAAGTTAAAACCAATACCCGTGACTCGGTAAAAGATCTAAAAGAGACCACTGCTGATGCATTATCCATGTATGGCGGTAAGCTTCCAGAGAAACTCTTAAAGAATATCGAAACGTGGGCGAACAGTAAGTCGGTTGATTATTCGTATTCGTCTACCAGTAAAGATGACACACCACAGCTCGATGTGGATGCGACCACAGAAGATCTGCTGACAGCACTTCAGCAATCTGCGGTTCAGTCATCTCAGTTGGCCACTGCGCTTCATAATGAAGCCATGGCGCAGAATGCCGCGATCGCTACTCGATCTCAGCGTGCAGATATAGATACCATTGGTTTCCTCCAGGGCATACACCGTCTCACGGCGCGCCAGGTTGGTTTCACTGAACAGTTCACTGCGAACTACCAGCGTAAGTCATTAGAGCTCCAGTACCGTTCATACAAGCTGCAAATGTCTATCGGCAAGATGCAAGAACGCTTCTATAAACGTCAGCTGGAAGGTATGGCTTCTTTAGTGAAGAATACCGGCTTAACCGACTTTGAGAAAATGTCACATGGCGCCTCAGCCCGTGAGCTTGTTCGTAAGCGTGCACTGGGTGCGTTAGGTGGTAGCTTCTCACAGTTTGGTAACCGCCTGTTCGATAACATTTATAATGTCGTCGATCAACGTAGCCAGGATGTTAACCATCGTGCCTCAGGTGGCTTAGCCGCTGCACGTATGGCAATGATGGGTGCGCAGCAAGCACGTATGGCTGGTCGTTCATTAGGTGCACGTGATTACGGTCAGATGGCAGGTGCTGGTTTAGCCAGTGCGATGCCTTGGTTGTTCTCAACGTTTGCCCGCCCTGCATTAGCGAAGAACGATAAACTCAATCGCATGGGGCACGACCTAAGCTACTATGCAAACGCAGCACCGGGTTTGGCAAATGGTTGGTTACGTAATCGTGATAACTTCAGCGAAGATTACAACCCAAATGATCCGAATAACAAATGGTACACTCGTCTGCAAAAGCGCGTAGTGAATCCTTTCGTTAATAACACCTTGTTCCAGATGCCGGCCTCAATGGGGAATCGGACCCGTCTGAATAACCCAGGTGTAAAGGATCTGACGACCCCGGCTATCTTTGATCAGATGACCCGTCGTTCCATTGTCGAAGTTATCCCTGGTCTGCTTACTCGTCAGTTAACGCAAGTCACCGCGATTGCTAACAAAATGGGTGCTGATGCTGAGAACGTGAAAGAAGTTAACTTCAACCATATTCAAGGTGGGTTCACTTCTAAGAAACGCGCCAACGTCGATTTGCGTTCTTCTATCTTTAACCGCAATGAATTTTCATCTGCCGCTTCCTCGTTCTCGACCATGGTTGATTCACTTGACCCGGATAAGGAACTCTCACCCAATGCCCGTGTTGCGTTAGCGATGCGTTTTGCACGTGATGCAGAAGCTGGTGATGGATTCAACGTGAACAGTTACTTGAAGTCAAGTGGCTGGGGCGATGCTAATAAAGACGCAGTACGTGAGATCAACGAGTTCTTACATAAACGCTTCGATACACGGGAATCTACGGGTAAAGCCAAAGCCTTCGGTCAGTACCAGATCGGTGATGCGCCAGAACTCGCACAGCTGCGCAACAACATGTCGAACATCATGCAGGCGCAAAGCCAGTACATGCCGAATGTTGAAGAGTCGTTGAACACCATGGCGAACAGCGGTAGTCGCGCCCAGCTGAAAGACATGGGGATCATCAAACGCGTTAACAACCAGGATGTGTTTAACCATGACATGTACTGGGAGATGATGCAGAAGTTCTTGGAGAACCCGAACTACCGTCCTGATCGTGAAGGCGATGAGAAAGGCAGTGACGTTAATCCAGGTGCTGAACTTGGTGGCATGGGTCGTGAAGCATTAGATAACCTCCGTCGTGGTGTTACTGATCGTCTGGGTAACCTGCGTGGTCGTCTGTCTCGTGAAGAAGAGGATCAAATCCGTGAGCAACTTTCGAATGCCCGAGCTAACAGTCCGCAGGCTTATGACGTGGTTCGCCGTCAGCTTGCTGGACGCTATGGTGAAGTGGCTGTTAATCGCATTGTTCGCCGTATGGATAATTCTGCTGGACAAGGTATCCGTGATCGGTTAAGTGGGTTCTCGCAAGGCGGCAATGGCAGCGACATGTTTAACAACATTGTCAAGTCAGCCTCCGACATTGGTTCTGCTGTACACAGCCGGGTGAGTGGCATGGGTGCGCCTGATCTCTCAATGATCAAACAATCGTTGATGTCAGCAGCAGGTCAAGGTAAAGATGCGATCCGTACCACCATTGCCGAACTGCAATCCCGGTTTGGTAAGAAAGCGGTTGACCAAGCAGTAAGTACCATGGTTAAAGAAGCTGAGCAAGTTGCCGAGTCACAGCCCCAAGCAACGAGTTCGGTCTTCCGTCAAACCGACAGTAACGTTGAGCAACGTAACTACACACCAACTCCAGCTGAAGAACAGCGGACTTCTGAAGCGGCAAGTATCGTACAAGCCCAGATGGACAATAACAATCTGTTACGTGAAGTGATTGGTGTTATGGCCTCGGTGCGTGATGCGACAACCGCCACGAAAGATGCAACCCTTGCACAGGTCACAGGCGATGCTTCGGTATTGCGCGATGGGATGACTGAGCGTCAAGGTTGGTTACGTGGTTTGGGTAAACGCATGTCGGACAGCAAGGCCGGTCGTTTAGGCTCATTTGCTAAGACGGTGTTTAAACATCTGCCAAATATCAACTCACCGGTACTGACTGTCGCGAAGTGGGCTACATTTGGCCCTGCCTATCTTGGCTTTAAAGCCACCAAGGGTCTCTGGAACATGTTACGTGATAAACGACGTGACGCAGAAGGGGATACTGATGGTGACGGTGTACGTGAGAATTCCGTGCGTGATATTCTACGCAAACGTGCACAACGCAAGAAGGAACAGGAAGAGGCCAAAAAGCAACACGATGGAAAAGGAGATGCTAAAGAGAAACCGTCTACGATCTTCGGTCTGGTTTCTGGTCTCTTCTCATCGGTCAGTAGTTTGGTTGGTGGAATCAAAGAGTTTGGTATTCTCGGTGGTTTAGCTAACTTCTTAAAACTCGGTTGGGTGGGTACCCTTGTCGGTGGCCTGGGTAAGATCTTGTTAGGCAAGAAAGCCCTTGATGCTGGTAGTGATCTACTGGACGACTTACCAGGTGGTGATGAAGCCGGAGATGGTACCCGTGAACGTCGTCGGGGTCGTCGAGGTGGAAGAGCACGGGGTCGTCGGGGTCTGCTGAGTCGTGCTGGTCGCTTCGTTGGTCGTAATGCCGCCAAAGGTGTGACTAAGTTAGGTTCGGGGATCTTGGGTCGCACGGTTGGTGCTATTCGTAGTCCAGGCGGCATGCTCAAGACATTCGGTAAAGGTGCAGCGGTCATCACAGCAGGTGTCAGCGCAATGGAGGCGTATGATGCTTATAAAGCGGGTGATGGCGCAGGGGTAGCCGAAGCTGCGGGTAGCGGTCTCGGTGGTATTCTCGGCGGGGCAGCAGCAGGCGCGGCAATCGGTTCTGTAATCCCTGTAGTTGGTACAGTAGCCGGCGGTATCATTGGTGGTATTCTTGGTAGCGCGGCAGGCGGTGCGTTAGGTCGTTCCATGTACGGTTGGTTCAAGAACCCAGGATTACTCCAACAGATGCGTATGCGTCAGTATGGTATCCCGGACAATGACTCATCTCACGTGGAAGCTATCCTTAAACTCGAGGCAGCATTAGAACCTTACGTGAAAGTCACTGATGAAGGTTATGCGTCACTTGATCCAAAAGCCCCAATTGTCAAACTCGCTGCCATGTTTGTTGATGACCCAAACAGCCACGACCAAGTCGAACAGTTTGGTGGTTGGTTGACCCAACGTTTTAAACCGGTCTACTTGACGCACAAAGCGATGGCGAAACAAGTCTTGCCAAATCAGTCCTTTATTGATCTGGACAAGTCATCGGATGAAACTGCGAAGTATGAGATCGCTAAACGTTCTCAACAGTTCGATCCGAGTATCGATCATCCTTACCGCTTCACCGGTCGTATCTTTGGTGATCTGAATGCAACTGATTATAAAGTCACTGTATCTTTAGTTCAGGATGTAGTAGATCAGCTGCGTAAACGATCAGAACGTGCAAGCACAGGTGAGAAGTCAGCATCAGTCTTCACGACAGGTTCTCGTGATAGTGCGATGAGACGTGATGTATCAAGCGATCTTATCAAAGCCATCAACCCGAACAACGAGAATCTCCCAGGTCTGAACACCGTGGGTCATAAAGAGACCTCTTGGCTGACTGGTGATCGTACGGTGGTCAATGTCGGTGATCTGTTAGCAGGTCTGTTACCTAAGCCTGGCCAGGCGATGGACGATCTCACTGCGCTGCGTATGAAAGTCTATGGCCTTCCTTCTCTGGATATTGACAAAGTGTCAACACTCCTTGAGTTGGAATTAGTGATGGCAAACAAAGTGAAGTTCACTGATAAGGGAGCAACGTTTGATGGTAAAGCATCAGACATCTTCCAGATCGTGGCACCGACCTTTGGATTGAGCGCAGGTAACCAGTGGCAGTTCAAACGCTGGGAACCTTGGTTCGTCAGTCGCTTCTTACCAGCGTACCTTGCATTTGCTGGCACGACCTATACACAGATTGGTGATACACGCCCTACCCTTGCTGTGAAGAAGATGCCACCTGAGTTGCAATTAGCAATCGCGACGTCGATGGTCAATCAGAAATACACAGGTGATGGCGTCAATGCAATCAGTATCTGGACAGTCAAAGCATCCCCATGGGGCAGTGGCGAACTTAATGACGATGCGTCAATTGTTCAAAACCATCTGAACAACTTGAAAGCTGCTGTCAAGCAAGCCCAGTTCTCAGCTGAGCCTGTTAAAGGCGGTGTGAGCCAAAGCAAAGACGGGACGACTGAGAAGGCATGGCGTAAAGACTCTTCTGGCAATATGGTTAATAACCAAGTGAAGACGTCCAACGGTCAGGTCTATACGTCACAACGTCAGCAGACAACGTACAACCCTGAAACCGGTCGACTGGAAACATCATACGGTGGTAACACAGGGGGTCTGAATGGTGCTGCGGGTAGTGCCGGCGCAGGCGGTATTGATAACACCGGTAAGGTCACTCCGTTGAAACTGGGCCCAGGTGCCGAAGAGGGAGCACGTATCCTGATTCGTAACGCTATGGCTCAGGGTATTACCGACAAGCAAGAGATCGCCATGCTGCTCGCACAAACTCACTTAGAGTCCGGTGGGTTTAGTAAGCTTGAGGAGAACCTGCGTTATAAAGCAGAGACTCTGATGAAACTCTGGCCTAACCGTTTCCCGAACATGGCGGTTGCTCAACAGCTTGCTGCTGCAGGTCCTGTCGCTATTGCGAACTCGATCTACGGTGGTCGTATGGGGAACGATAAACCAGGTGATGGTTGGAAGTACCGTGGACGTGGCTTCATGCAGCTGACCGGTAAAGCTAACTATGCAGCGGCGTCAAAAGGCTTAGGTATTGACCTGATAACCGACCCAGACAAAGTTGCCAGTGATTCTGATGTGGCGGCTAAAACGGCGTTGTGGTATTGGAAGTCTCGTAAGGGATTAGAAGATGCTGCGAAGAAAGGGGATCTGAATACTGTTACGAAGATGATCAATGGCGGTACGCATGGTCTGGCTGAACGTGGTCAACTCTTTAAGCAGTATACCGATATGGTGGGAAGTGGGAAGTTTGATGACATCCTCTCCGGCAAAGATAAATCTGCTGGCGCACAAGGTGAATCATCAGGCGATGGCACTGCTGCGGCATTGGCGAGTCAACAGGCACAGCAAGGTCCAGATACACCGGCGTTGTCTGGTGCGAAGACTGCAGCTGAACTCACGGCACCGGGTGCATCTGCGGCTAACGCTGCAGCGGCTGGTACCGCACCTGTTGCTGACGCACCGGCTCTGCGCTCAACAAGCGGACCAAGTGCAGCGGCGACAACCAATGCCGGATCATCTACACCGAATGCAACGAACTCTACTGCGTCGGCACAAGACAATCAGGCAGCGGCTACACCAACACCAACACCGACCCTTAACACACCGCCTCAGATGCAACCGCAGCAACCGCAAGTCAGTAACGCACCTCAAGTTACGGCTGCGCAACCTGCACCTGCAGCTCCTGTCATGCCGAAGGAGACACAGGGTCATCTGGCCGACAGTAAGGATCACCTCGCGAATATCGATACTAAGATGGGGTCATTGATTGATATCATGTCCAAGTTTGTCAGTCTTACTATGGATAAAATGAATACGCCGGCAGCGACACCTGCTGCGCCACAGCAACCAGCGAATGGCGCGGGTGCTCCATCGGTTGGGTTCAGACGCGGGTATGGTAACGGTTAATCAGTAATCGGGAGAGGGGAAACCCTCTCCTCCTTTTTACTATCATTCGGAGTTTGTGAATGAATATCAAAGACCATGATTATTTACAACAGGCATTTATGTTGTCTGGTGTGAATATTGATGACGGGTTGAAAGACCGCAGGCAATATCAAAAGGCCCGGAATAAATTCACGGATACAACACCGGGTGGTAACTTCTGGATTAACCCTCCTCCCCAGTGGTCCCCGACTTGTGACATTCGTGCCTCGCGTTGGTGGAATGATCAGTTTGGTGGAATGGGGTCTGACTACAGCGCGAACATTGATGACAATGCCGATGTGGTTTATTTCCGCATGGGGGTTCCCGAGTTCAATGGCCTGTTCAGTTTCTTAGCCAACATGTTCGATGCGAATGCCGCTTATCTGGCACGCACCGGTCGCGCACCGGGTTGGTTATTCCATTTTGCAGAAGCTGCATCGGCGATTATTCACTGGCCGATCCAAGCGATATCTGTGACTTATACCACCGTGACCTGGCTCATGGGTATTCCTAAATCGAAGTTCTATTATTCGAAGAATGCCATGCCGTTGTACTGGAAGTCATGCACCAACATGCTGAATGCCATCATGATCAACATGGGTATCATTCCGCCGGCTTTCCGTACGCGCCACAGTACTGTAAAGGAACAGACCTTTGACTTCTCTGCCTATACGCCGAATGAGCGTAAGCTGCTTGCAAACATGTTGCCTGGTCTCTGGCGTGCTGATGGTTCTGTTGACCTTTTCTATCTTGCTAACCGTGCGAACCGTAAGCACATTCGTTGGCAGAAAGCATTAGGGCAACGTATTGAATCCGCAACCGTCAGTAACCGTGACACAGCCATCACCACTATTCAAAGTCATGGTCGTACTTGGACTGACCCTGCCGGGGATAGTCCTAACTCAACGCTCACTAACTACTTAAGCTCATATTTCAATTCAGGTTTAGGTCAGGTTAAAGATGCGACGGGTAGCAGTATGGAAACTGCGGGTAACTACACCATGGATTCTGATGGCGATACCGGCACTAACGTAACGGTCGCTGACAATGGTGATACGCAATCTGTAACTGATGTTGAGAAAGCTTCTGGATTCTTTAACAGTGTGCTTGATCACATGGAATCAGAACTGCGTGATGGCGGTAGCTTTATTGGGTTCAAGGTTAATCATAATGGCGCAGTGGGCGAATCATTCCAAAGCTCCTTTGGTGAGAACCAATTAGCCGGGATATTAAACGGTGCGTCAACCGCTGCTGCAGATGCACGCTTCATGGCAGGTGGTGGTAAAACGGGATTTGCACCGATTGATGGATTGATTGACGCCGGTATGCAGGTCGTACAGGGTTACTCATCCGGTACAGGTTTGGGTGGTATCGTAAACTTGTTATTGGGTCAGGGTTATATTGAGATCCCTCAACACTGGACAGGATCTACGGCTTCACTTCCGCGCGAAACGTACACCATCAATTTAAGGTCGCCATACGGCCACCCAGTGAGTCGTATACAAAACCTTATCATTCCCTTGGTTTGTCTGTTAAATATGATCCTGCCGCGTTCTGTGGGCGCTCAGGCCTATACTTCTCCCTTCTTGGTAGAAGCATTCTCCAAAGGTCGTTCACAAACCCGTTTAGGTATGCTTGACGCAATGTCTATTCAACGTGGTGTAGGTAACGTTGGTTGGACAAAAGACAAACAACCACTGGGCATTGATGTAACATTCTCGGTTGCAGATATGTCCCCAATGCTTCATGCGCCAATTGACCCTGCACTGAACCCAGGTGACTTAACCAACCCGGCTCGTGCGGCTGCAAAACTGATGACCGATGATAACAACTATTCGGATTATCTGGCAATCCTTTCGGGTCAAGGTTTGAATGAGCAGATTTATCGTTCTGACAAACTGGCACGTATGCTTGCGAAAACGCAGTTAGATGTAAAGCAGTGGGTATCCCCAACACAAATGGCGGCAACGTTCTCCTCTTCATTAGCGGGTAACATTATCTCGGCGTTTGTTGAAGGTACTTACCGCAACTGACCCTTCTACAAAAACATATAGTAGTATCTGAAGTAAAAAAAAAGATGGCATAGAGGAAGGAGCGCAATGCTCCTTCCTCTGCTATGTCGATTTATTGTACGATAGCTAATTGCGGATACATCTGGGTTAACAGATCCATCTTGTCTTTTGATGGATAAGACTTGGCGATCATTACATGCTGACGATACGTCTCGGTGTTAGAGAACAACGTGATCGCATCAGTTGATGCCATGGTAAACGGTTTCAGGTTAAGTGCACGTACTGTACCGAAGTTCCTGAACGCCCAATCAACATCAGCCAGATTCAATGAATAGATTAACGTATTCAGATAATCTGGATAGGCCGCAGGTGTTGCATCTGACTTAAACTTAAAGAAGCGCAACATGTCAGTCAGGAAGTCGGTGTTCAATGAGACGACAGTACCGATCCCGACTTTATCAACAATATACTTCGTGGTCCAGATATCGCCTGTTCGAATAGAGATCGATGCACAGTTGGCCAAGTTCTTAAGCCCTTCTGACTTGATCGTGTATTGATCGAGTAATGTATCGATTCCGCTATAAAGACCGACTTGGACTGCGTTACGCACCATTACATTTAAGAATGCGATCTGGGCCGCTTCATCAACGATATAGTTAAACTTGGAATCACTTTCAGAATACTTACTGATGACCCCTGAGATCAACTGCATCGCTTTATACGACGCATCGTTGACATTGATCTTAATACCCGCTGCATTTAACAGGTAGGTATAGTTCTTATTTGAATACGCATCGAGTACGTTGGCGACTTCCATCTTTAAGTCGTTGGTCATCCCGATGATTGAATCCATGGGGAATCCCGCAGCATCGCCTAGGCGGCGATATAAGCGTTGGTAGTCGATACTGATGCCATTACGTACATCGATGATACTCGAGAGCTCTGAGATGCTTAGAGCGCCGTTAGAGACCTTCTTGATGAACCCATCGACTGAACCAATCGCCGAGTCTTTATAAGAGTTTAATGTTTGAACCGCTGACTTTGTTTTGTCATCGATCAACGTCAGGTTTTCTTTAATCCCACCGACAAACGTAGACGATGCTTTGTTCACCGCATTGGTAGTGATTGCACCCGCTGACTTAATCGAGTTCTGGATGGAGCTGCCAATATCTACGCCGGCCATGAGTGATCCTTAACAAAAAAAAAAGAACAGTAATAGGGATGGGACCGAAGTCCCATCTTCTATAGTATCCATTTATTGTTCAGGAGGAGTTTCTCCTGGGGTGCCATTCGGTGTTGGCTGAGTCGGTGTACGATCCCCAAACATACGTTTTGGGACAAGCTCGATTGTCACTTGCTCTTCGACTTTCTCACCTGACGGTCTTTCAGCGATTACAATTATGGTAACTTTTACAAAGCCCAGGAACCGTAACCCGCGTCTCAGTGCACTAAACGACATCGTTGACTTTTCAATGAATGCTTTCTTTAGGTTCCCCCTCTCGGTACCTATCGATTGCACATCCATCGTTTTAAAAGAACGTAGACGGTTTATGTGATCCGCAATCAAGGCACTCCACTTCGATGGAGTAACAAGCTCACGAGTCATAAACTGTCGCCAAAGCCTAACTAACGGATCGTTAGCTTGACGTGACCGTTTTAAAGGATCCGTCAACATATCGGTTAGTTGGTCTTTAGGTTTCTTTTTATCTGCCACCTAAATCTCCTTAGAGACTCAACAACCCACAATACAATGCAGCGTGTACGGTTTCCAGTAATTCATTGTAGAGCGGCTGCAATCTACGCAGATAATACTGTTGGGTAGTTTGATCTTCACAGTTCACTATAACGGTAATTAATTGACTCAATTCTTCGTTAAAGAGTCGGTAAAATTGCAATGCATCTACAACATGACCGTTACCATCTGATAACCAGTCGTAAAGCGAAATTGATTGTTTACCTCGAATTGATGCAAACAACACACCGTATTCAGGTAAAGTGGCATCGATATCCTTTTGAATAAAACCATTTATTTCGGTAAGTGAGTCAAGCATTAATGCTGCATTAGGGATTTGCATCTCCATTTGTATGGAGAGCGTAACCCGCGTATCGAAATATTTTATGATGCCGTTTGTTGACAATACTTTATCCAGCACCTCAAAGACACGCAGGCTTTCTTGAATGGTAAAGGTTTCCCCCTTAACTTCACTCAACATCGCCATGCAGCGTTTTAGTGCTATCTTCTTCAGAAAGCGCATAACGATTCCTTTTAATACACGTACTATCACCTATGTAATGTAGGTGTAACTTATTTTGGAGGCCACATGGCTGCTACAGACTTTGAATTAGATGATGGGGCCTTGATGCGCCGTATGCAAATGCGACGCCTGGGTATCGTTGAAGATATCCTTGATGAGAAGGATGACGAGAGCGGTGCCCCGATCCGTGCCAGCAAACAAGATCCTAAGATGTTGAAGATCGCACTAACTTCAATGGCGGATATCGACAAATCAATCATCAACCGTCAACGTCTTGATCTGGAAACCAAAGCACAAGAGTCTGATGAAGCGCAGGCAGCGATTGTTGGCAATGTGATCAAGCAGGTACTGAGCGCCGGCGGTCTGGCACTGCGCACCGACTTACCGGGCTCGCAACCGCAGGCAGCACCAACGATCGATCAGAACCAATTACCACAGGCTGACTATAAAGATGGCGAGACCCGCCAAGGGGTTGAGCACATCGAGTACGATGACATCATGACCCCTGGGCAGAAAAAAAGCTAACCATCGATGACCGGTGGTGTATCGGTGACGTAAGAGAATAACCTTACATCTAAGAACACCACCGTGCATAACGCACATAACGCCAGACTTACCCCCGCAAATCCATCTGTCTTCTTCGCAGCATCAATCAACTCATCCGGTACATCGGCCAGATAAAGCTCTGGCGCCAGTATGACTGTACCCGGCATCTGCACTTTCGTAAACTCATCCTTATGCAAGTTTAACCATGCATTGAACTCGTACATAATGCAGAGGGAATATGTTGACTTCAAATACTGCACCGACAAATCAACCGGGTCAATATAGTCGACAGCGATCTCTGCCACCCCTGATGTAAAGGCCTGCATGATCTCCTGTAACTGTTGTACACGCTCTGGAGGTAACTTGTATGGCCACAGGTTGATGGTGATCTTGTACTTAGCGGCCATAACAGGCATACCGTGGGAGGTGTTGTAGCGACTCACCAAGTGCAAGAGATACTGCGGGACAAAAGTCATGCGGGTACGTTTTAAGGTATCTTCATCGCGTGACTTCCATGCTGCGTCATACCGCTCCTGTGTAAGCTCACTGCCTTTACGGTGGAACTTATCAGAGGTGCGTGTATGGTACCAATCTGCCACCAGGTTTAATCCTTCCTCACCCGCGACCTTATCGATCGTACCAATACGTGTATCGAGCAGAGCATCCAGCGGGACATAACAGTTAATCTGATCACCACTACTCATCTGCTTTGCCCCCACCGGTGATAATTTCAATGATGTCAATACGCGTCAGGTAGTACAGGAACAACGCCCATTGGTTTTTTGTGAAAAGATCCGTGAGCTCGTCATTACGTGGCAGAATCTTAACAAAGGCATCGTCATCAATAATGTCATTGTTTGAAAACGACAGACAACTTAACGAACCCGCAATATGCGTCACCAATTTAGCGAACTGGTCATCACTCGTAAATGAACGCACACTGACATTGGTTGTACCTTTGAAGACGAACCGCAGGACGTTTTCATCAGTAAGGATCTTTGGCCAGATATCATCTTTCATTGATGATGGTGCCCACATACGAATGAAGTTCAGCTCGTTGTTCACAAAAGCAAGGAACTCTACGACACTGGTGTACCCGACATCATCTTTTACTTCAGTTTTACTGACCCGCGAAAGGTAAATGCGATTACGTAGGTAAGAACCAACATAATCCGCAACGACACCCTCTACGTGTAAGTCCAACTCTAATGGATTAAGGTCAGACTTGCCCTTATTACCAAATTGACTAATAATGCTACTCATCCCATATTCCTTTACCCGGTTTATTTAGCCAGGTTGTTACTCAAGTGCATCGCCTCTAAAATGGTCTGTACTGTAAGAGTCGATTTCACTTTCGTTTTGCTTGAGCTGATTGCCTCGATCGTGACACCGCCGTCAGCGATAATGGCGTTGTTATAATCACGGAAGGCTTTCTCGTCACCACCACGAACCTTCATTGTCTCTTCCAGGATTTTGTCACCGCCCATTGCATACAGGATCTGGACTTCTGGATAAGACAGTGACGCGCCTTTCGATTCCGTGGTTGGCTGGTTGGTCAGGTCATCGATGTGGTTGTTGTCTTTTGGTACCGACATTTTCTTTTGTAGCTTCTGCTGCTGAATACGCAGAGGCAGTAATAACACGGGGTACTTAAGCGGCGTCAGGTATTGCAGACCGGTTTCTGGATCGATGTCGTACAGCTGTTCCATAATGGTATCGCCGTGCTTTTCAATCAATCCGATTACCCGTTCAACGTCAATCACCTTCCCGGTGAAGTTAGGGTGATAGAAAGGAAAGATCTCCTCATCCTCTTCCATGCGTTGCATTAATGCGGCAAATGCTTCGTCCGACTGACGAGCAAAGAAGTCGACGTAGATATCCCGGTTCTTAGAACCAGGCATGATTTCATCAATAGAAGTCAGGATAAATTCCTGGACTTGTTGGCGTGCTGCGTTCATGGTTTCTCCAGATTTACTTTAATGGCGAAAACATTCACGGGCTGGTCACCAAAGTGAGGATGAGTAATGGTTTTAATTTCGTAGCCATTATAAGGTACCTCAATACGGCGTGAGAGATCAGCACGATTAGGGTAGCCTTTGGTAATCACCAGTCGGTCGTAATCGCGGTTGAATAAACGCTTAGTCCAGTAGTCATTGACTAAGCGATACTCCTCCGGTTTGGTCCCGTCTTTCATGGCATCGAAGTATTCGCCGTTAACGGCAAGCTGCAATGTCGACATGTGACCTACCTCTCATTGATCAGCAGATTTCCAGTCGGGATCGTGTTTCCCGTGAATATAAACCAGATGGTCTATATTATTTTTCTTCAAGTACTCAATCTGACCTTTTGTCCCTGGTGACTCACCATCCCAGAAGACCAGCGCCTGCGTGCATAAGCGCCCCATCACACCGTTTCGTATCATCCCTGCGGCTTTGCCTTGCTCTTTCCATTTGGCGGGCACACCGATCAGCATGAAGCCTTCTTCACGGCATAACCGAATCGCCATGTCATCCGGTCCGTCCCAGGCAAGTCCTGAGATGATACCGATCCGATAGGTATCCTTGATCTTGTCGCGATACGGTTCCAGATACTCAATTACGATCTTCTTAAAGCTGTCGTAATCTTTCTCTTTACGTGAGCCTGAAATAAGCAGTGCAATAGTCTGCTCTTCAGTCGGATGATCTTTACGCCACTGCTCATAGAAGTCGAGCTGCCAGCGATGGGTCTCAGACTGGTCAACCACTTTGTCACTGTAACAGAAATAGTGTTCAAAAGGTAAATGTGAATCTGACAATGACTTTGCAATGATCGGGTTCTGTTCCAGTCGCAGCTGCATGGCGAATTTGAACTGATCTTCAAAGTCATCGACCGGTACGCGTTGGAATTGTTTACCAACAAGCTTTGCTTTAAAGCCTGCCAGGTTACGGAGTTCTTCGTGCTGCTGTCCAGTAGCTAACCAATACCAGTATGCCTCCAGTGATCCGAACACCCCGTGTTTGGGATGGGCGAAGCTGTAGTACGACATGTTGGATAACTGCTGACCAAGCCACGTCATTCCCTTGGTATAAATGTTGATGTGATCCACGCCGTCCTTAGCAGGATCGGGTAATACGCGAACGTCACTCATGGTTTTGCCTTCTGTGCATCGTTTAAGTGTTGCTGCAAACGAACAGCACCGGCCGGATCAGCAGTCTCCTGCTTCTCTTCTTTTAAGAGTGCTTGCTGGGTAACAATGATGCGCCGCACTTCTTTCTCAAGTTCCGCGTCAGACGCAACTTGCTTTGCTTTCATATCGGCGAGACTAACAGAGTAACAACCCGCTTTGGTGCTGTCGTCATTATTACCATGTTCTTTATCACCGCGATCCAATGCGATGATAGCCGCTTTGCAGGATATTTCATCTGGCATTAACTTCACGTCAGAGTGATATCCGGCTAAAATATAGAGAAATATCAATGTCTTCATGAGTGCCTACCCTTGTTGTTTTCGACCCAGACAAATGTGGACTTCTAGGTCACAATCGCCCAAGATGGCATAAATGAGGCTTCGCACCTCAACCCAGTTTAGATTACCATTTCCACATCCCAGAGGAGGCATTGCAACCGAGCGAATGCCTTTCTCTTTGTACGTATTGCGAAGCTTGATCAAGTTTGCCTCGATCCACTCCATTCTACTGTCTTCCCAAGTTTTATCCTTGGTTGGAAAGCAGATAATCGATTTGGGTGCTGCGCGATAGATCCACAACTTATCTACCGTTAACAGCTTTAATTTGCAAAGTTCATTGTAGCGGTCGTATAGCCCCGGAATACATTTACGCAGATACAAGGCAATGCCACGGCCCATATGCCCTTCGCAATTAACTGTGCATATAACGTGGGTGACATTAACATCAAGTATACTAACGTTGGTTTCAGAGGCTATCATGGTTACACCTTAGATGGATGCGCTATAGCTACGAACACGAGATCCGGCATCAAGACACGATTTGATCAGTGTCTGCATTCCGTCGTCTTTGCTGTCCGTGAAAATAATAGCATGGGTTGACTTCGCGCCTAAAACGGCACAGTTGTCAAAAAAGGCTTTCTTACCTTTTGACCAATCGACTTTGAGTACTTCTACTTCGATGTTACGTTCTGCAGCAAGCGCCGGCAGAATATCTGCAGCGGTTCTCCCCTCGCCATTGATCATAAACACAATCTTCGCATCAGTAATCATTTCATCATCCTCATCGGTAAGACCTTCGTTCAGGTCGTAGATATCGTTGAGGAGACCGTCAATAGTCAATTTTAAACGCTCGACATCCGTAAAGCCTCGTACAGACGCCACGACAATGCGTATTTCTTTATTAAGCATACTGCTTTCCTATTCGCTTAGTTCCCTCTACTGACGGTATAAAGAGGAGGAGTTTCCTCCCCCTGCATTTGGGTACACTTACAGCCAGTATGGGCGGTACTCGTCATGATACATGCGGAGTAAGTCCATTGTGCTTAAGAATGGTAATGGATGATTATCTTCTTCATAAGTCCAGAACCCACGGGTGTTAAGTAACTGATCCCATTTGTACCCTTTCTTCTCCAGACCAACACGAAGTTCTTCTGGAGTCATGTTGTACTTTGGATCGCGGGTATGCCAGAGGAAACGCATCTGACACATTTCCATGGTGATCTCCAGAGCGCGTTGCAGTTCTGGTGTTTCATCGATCTTGCCACGGACCTGCGTACGCTGCAGTTTCACATCAGGACACAACTCAACATAGTAATTACGGTCATTACCACCCAGACCATAGCGACCGGCGTTCTTGATGTAATGGAACTCTGTCAGGTGTGGCAGTAAACCTTCAGACTGCGACATGACAAATTCCCACGGTACGCCAGAAGGCCCGTTTTTACCACGCAGGTTCTTCGCAACCAGGGTGATCAGATCTGGGTTACCATTAGTATCCACATCGTCACGACCGGCTTTCGGGTACATCCACTCTTTGGTGTTCTTATCAATGAGCTGTGTACCAGTAGAGATTTCCCAGACGTTGTTCGGTAGAGACAGAATTTGTGAAGGCACCTTAGAGATCTTATCACCTTGTTTCATGAAGGTGGTTTTCTTCTCTTGTGGTTTACCGTCCAGGTTGAGCTCTTTGCCCAGGTGTGCGGTCATCAGTACATACAGGCCACCGGCGTTAGCGTAGCCCTGAGTCTTCTCGATTAACATGCGTTTGGCGTTTGACACACGCATGGCTTCGGTCTGCATCTCACCCTGACCAATTTCCATCTTGGCATAGTTCTTTTCCAGGTCATTGAATTTCATCTCAGACATGGAGTCGCCAAAGTTCACTGTTGGGAACGGATGACGAATCAGGTTACCGTCTTTATCAATGAACGGCAATGTACCCATCTTGCCTTTTGATTTGGCTTCTGAGTATTCCTGCACCGTTTTCTTAAACCATTGGTTGCCTTTCACCACGGAGTCATCGGTCAGATAGATACGTTCAGACTCTAACCATTGCAGTGCCGCTTCGGGCCCTAAGCGGTTGGTCAGGCTGACTAAACGTTCAGGACTGAAAGTACACTCGGTATCGTAGTGTAAGGCGTTAGCGTTGCTGTAACGCTCTAATGCCCGCGTCAGCATAAAACAGCCGATCGCTGTCTTAAAGGTGTTGCCTTTACCTACGATTGCAATAAAGGGAGCAAGACCACCATTAAGAATAGATTCCCCGTGCTTACCAAGACGGTAGCTACCGGTCGGAATATCAAAGCCAGCGCCTATATTCAGGAAAGGACGAATAGGGCGTGACTTCTCAACAAATTCACCGAATGACAACATTGTGTGTGGTCCTTGTAATTAATAATACCTTCATAATAAGTCATCTTATGTAACAGATTACTTTTCCCTCACGGAGTACATATGTCGTACAACATTGATAACCTAGAAGCCGATTACCGTGGACTGCGTGAGTCGACTGGTACAGGCTTAGAGGGCCTTGACCTAATTGCCCCCGTTCGTAACTTCTTTGATGGTGTAAAGAAGTTCTTCGGTGATAAGATCTACGACACATCCACTGCGATGGTGTATGCGGATTTCTCACCGGTTGCAAAAGCTGTGAAGACACATAACTACACTGACTTCATGGATCTGCAAGTGTATCAGCCTGCCCGTCTGAACATCTCTTATAAAGAGTGGATTGGTAACCTGCAGACAGTACGTAATTTCTGCGTGCTGTTAGAGACTGATCATCTGAATAAGCTGCAAAGCTGGCTGGGTCAGGTGGCTGCCGGTAAGGCAAGCGTCGCCTACGCGCCCACGATCGATAAAATGACACTGGGTAAAGTTGAATCCGTTCTTGGCAAAAGCTTAGGCGGTAAAGATGTTACTACAGTTTCATTCGCTTCTCGTTTTGCTAACATGATTGAATTCATCACCGCGTACGATGACTTCAACAAATTAGTTGAATCTATTAAACGCGGGAACGTGCGTGATCTGAATGCCGCGGTTAAACGTGTTGCTGAACTCACGGACGTTATCTATGCTCAAATTGAGTCAGGTGATATTAAAATCACCAAGCCCGATGTTGATCTGCTGGCGAAAGTCATGCTGGATACGGCACGTGCCATTGATCTGTATAGCGTATGTAATACACTATTCATCGCTACCGGTACTGCGCTTACGAACTCGGCTAAGAAACTCGCCGTGGAAGTAAAATAAAAAAATGAGCATAAATAGAGGAGGGCTAGTGCCCTCCTCTTATGCCCTACAACTGCTTTAGATCTGACCACATCTCAATGGTCGAACCGTAACGTAGCCACCGTGGCGTATGGTTCATGACATCCATGATATCGTTAAAGTCCACACCTTCATAAGCTTCATTAAACTCTGAACCCATCCGAGCAATGTAATCAAGACACTGCTCGACATCACCTGAATCCTCATCAAGATGGTGTAGCCGATTAAGTTCATCGGCACTGGCGCGAGGTTTACGGCGATGACAAACGAAAGTCAATAACAGTTTCCGTTTCATCCGCGACTCAACATCCCGGTCAGGGTCGATGAGTGCGGACAGGTCCATCATAGGGAGCTTTGTTGGTGCACCGGCAAATAATGTTGTCACATTACACTCCTGCTAACTACAACGCTCAAGATCCTTCTTTGATAACGTACGTAAGTCAGCGTAGACATTAGCCATGATGCAGTACCCTTCATCACATACCACGATCGATCCGTAGCGGAATGCAATGTCGGACTCCTTGATCAGGTACAGGTATACCTTCGGGTTAAGCTCAGTAATACCGTTTAATGTATTACGGTTAGGCATGCTTAAACCGAGCGTGCAGGTAACATCCACGGATACATCTTTACCGAGGAGTTCCTTACACGGTACACTGACCTTGATGGCCTTGGCGATTTGAGTAATGCCATCCACCAACGCCAACTTCTCAGATTTCTTACCGGCAACTGTCTGATAGACACTGTCCGTAATGTCAATCACCGATACATCCGGTGGCAAGTCACCCGTGACAAAACCACCCAGCGTCCGCGACATATACGCAAGGTTAGTTAATGCACGATAAGAGATCCCAGGCGGATTACATTCACGCACCACAAGAGCATCGGTACAGTTAGTGATATCGTTGTTGTAGCTGTTTGCACGCTGCAGCAATGACGCACCATAGTCCATGATCTCTTTGTGAATGAATGGATTGTAAATGTTATCCAGTCGACCAATGAATGCGTTACCGTAAACGTTAGTCGAGATTTCCTTGGTGCGGGTGTAGACTAAATCTAAACATTCTTCAGGAGCTTTCAACCAAACGACGCTGAAAGCGGTATCGGCTAAAGCCTTCCCAAGATAAACTTGATCAGAGTCGCCTTTGCTTGGATGGCCAAAGCAATACTCGTACATCCCCTGTTCGTTCTTGTTCATCAGCTTCTCGTCTTGAAGCGTGAAGTACCAGCGCGAGTGGGTGACAAAACGAGGACGTTCTGTTTTATACTTTTCGTACTCTGCAGCATCCTGGGTTTGAATGTAATCTTTATCATCCCCAGCGCGGCCTTTGAACACACCACGTGTTGCCATGTAATCAGCGAACTGGTTACCACGATGACCGGCGTGGCCTTTGAGCCATTCGATATCGAACTTGATGCCGCGATACTTTAATTCGTCGAGCTTTGTGATCATGGTTTCCCACAGACCACGGTTTGCGACTTCCCCGCCATCAGCCTTCTTCCAGCCATTGGCTTGCCAACGATGGAGCGAACCCCGGATATTCTTACCAACATATTCGGAGTCCGAGATGACAAGGATCTTATCAGTGTTGTGCTGTAGTGCTAAGTCAATGCCATTAATCGTTGCCCGGAGTTCAGCAACGTTATTGGTCGTATCGGGCAGAATGCCACCGAAGCCTTCAATTACCTGATATGGACGAACCACTTCACGGTTTTCAAGCTTAGGGTCATCCTTTACGATATAGCCAGTCGTTGACGGGACGTCACGTGCCGGCTTCTTCTTTTTCTTTTTGTCATCATCTTCCAGCAACCAGGTGTATCCATGAATACCCCATCCGCCGACCTTCTGACGACAACCGCCATCGGTGTAAAGAACCATCGATACCTTTGGCAGCGAAGTAGTAGGTAACTTATCCATAACGCCCTCGAATAAACAATATCTCTCTTATAATTGATCAACCACGTAATAAATTACCAAAACGGGCGTTATTTCTTAAGTTTCAACTTATCGATTTGATCTTGCAGTTTTACGTTGTCGGAATACAATTCACGATTACTTTGACGAGTTTTAATTAATTCGTCAGCAAGATCACGGTTTTGCGATAATAGGAGACGGTTTTGCTCAATTGTGTCAGATAGGGTTGGGTAGACATCAATACGGCCTTTGAGCTGAGATATCTCCACAGTCATCTGGCGGTTTTGCTTTGTCAGAAAATCGTACTGACGATAACCCCACGTAATAACCCCAAGGAATAGAAAGAATGCAATCGCAATAGCGTAAAACCAACCACGTGCTTTTTTCGATGCATTGTAACGAGTAGCACCATCGGCCATAAACGTTTTAGAACGTTTCTTAATGAAGGGCAGACTCCAAAAGAATAGCTTTAACCATAACACGTCTGGTCTCCCTACAGGCACTCATATCGCTGTGTTAAATGTTATGTATTTAATCCCATCCCATGTAAAGGGCGAGCTATGAAAACGATTCTAGGGTTTTCGGTGTATCCGTCACTGAATAACAACCAGAAAGGTGTTACAAACCCCATTGGCGAATTATCGCAACTCTCAATCTCTTTCTCACGGGAAGTTGGGACGTACACTAACACGGATCAGGCAGGCACAGCTTTTTTAGCTTTCACTGCGGTAGATGAGAACAACGTACCCATTAGTGCTTCTCAGATGACCACCTACCAGCTGGCGATTCTCAAGCTACAAGCTTGGATGCTGCCGCGTATTGTAGACGGTCGGTTCACCAACGACAAGATTGTTGCATTGCAACAGATCAAGGCCGACTTTGATTCAAGCTGGGTTAACCTGACTATTGGTGACATGATCACTGATGGCAAGAACTGGGCACCTGAATGGATTTCTGGCAGTATCGGATCCGATGCATCTGACAATATTGTCAAGGTGTGGCTGAGTGACGAGTCATTTGAGCTTAGTTATCCGCGCTATGAACTCTTTGCAGACTACCCTGTCCCATTGTCGAATATCGACGTGTTGCACGAAGACTATGCAACAGCAAAAGCGGCTATCGATGCGGTCACCAAAGGTGATGTGGCAAGCAACATCAATAAGCTGATGGGTGTGAACCCGCCAACCTTCATTAACGAGATCTCATTTAAGATCTACGATAAAGAAAATACAACACGTTGGCAGTTGGGTTACTTCCCCATCGTTGGTTATGGTAAGAATGGTAATAACGATGACGCGATCTATGAACTGTTGAAAGCCGATATCCTGGCTAATTCGAAGTTCACAGAGGAAGAATGGGCACTGGTAATCCCCGACCTGTTTAACCCGATCGAGTACGTGATTGCGCCAGACTGGCGGTCCTATAGCATTCCTAACAAAACAACCGAAGCCGGTGTTAACTCACCTGTTATCGATTTTGAAACAATGCTGGAAATGCCAACCAAAGTGATGAAGTGGTACGACGCTGACCACATCAAAGCCTCGCTGCAGGTATTCCCGTCATTGACCAAATCCCTGGCGCTGTACGCTGTTGCTAAACCAACTAACCGCGATGGTCAGATCAAACTTAAAGAATTGTATCCTGATTACGCACTGATCAGTTCACAAGACGTTGAGTTTGACCGCATTTCACCAGAAACCCAGGACTTCATTTACCAGGCCCAGGTTATGCTCAAAGCAGCAGAAACCATGACTGAGTTCTCTGAGCTTCCTGATGGGGTTTCGCGTGTTGTGCGCGATGGTGTTGTCTGCGCAGCTAAATCAGTTAACGGGATTAAGTTCCTGGTAGTGGCGAAACCTTATGTTGAGTCACTGTACGCATAAGGAGTAATACATGGCGGTTACCTCTTTAACGCCCCCGATTAATACCAAAGGTTTGTTTAAGGTTAATGCGCCTTATCAAACCACAGCGGGATCGGGCGATACCACCAAGATTGATCCGGGTATCATTTACGAAGTAGAAGCAATCCGCACGTTCCAAGATCTGCAGTCATTAAATGTGGATATCCTGGGACGCGTATATACACCGGTTGGACTTGCGCAAACGAACATGGATAACGATGTATTGGCTAACGCTAATATCATCACACTCCAAGGCACAGGCGTTCCACCGGTATATATCCCAAGCACGTACATCACCCAATTCCCTGATGACTCAGCAATTCAATACGAGTACATCGTGATGTCAATGTCGCTTGGCGCGTTGCCTTCTTCTATTGTTTCGCAGTTAACCCAGGTTCAGGATGTTATTAAAGCAGACATCAGTGACCTCATCGGTGTAGAACCGTCAATTGCCATTGCCGTCGCACCTTCTACTAATGCGGTGACAGCTGAACAATATCGCCTGAATGAGATCAATCGGTTAAATGCAATTAAGCGTCGTACTACTGAGCATGCCCAGGTATTGGCACTAACGGCAGAAGTCAGTCAGTTACGCGCAATCATTGCAGACTACGAAACACGTCTTACCAGTAAATAAAAGAGGGCGGGGGAAACCCTGCCCTTTATGCCGCCTAAAACAACGTCTGGGTAGAGTTGAAGCGAAAGATGATACGATCATAGTCGGTAGCATCGTCATGTCCTATAACGAGTTCCATGCGTCCATTGGTGGTAGTCAGTGATTTAGCCGAGATGCCATCAAACTCATTTAAGCGTCTAGCAATAACGGTTAGTAACACCACTGGGTCACGTACGCGTTGATTACCAAACACTGCAATGTATTTAGCGATGGACATGGCGATCTCTTTATCACGTGGGGTGATTGAGAAATTACCCATCTTGATCATACGTGATTGCAGTTCTGCACAGATGAGATAGATCTCTGGCGTGACTTCTTTTACTTCTGTGTAACGCAGGACTGAGTAAGCGATCTTCGTGATCTCACGGAAGATAAGATTCTTACTAGCACGTAACCGCCATTCCGATAAAATCAGGAAGGTAATAAATAGCAGTATCGCTACTGCACCGATAGTAATAACGTGCATACATACCTCGAAACAAAAAAAAAAAGAAAGAGGAAAGAGTGGGGCTAGGATTCCCTAGCCCTCACAAAATTATGCTGCGGTTTCGTCAACCGTAACATCGACTGCTGGATCGCTGGAAGTTTCATCAGTCACGATGGTGATTGATTTGGTTTTCTTCAGCACTTTGTAACCGTAGAAACCACCGGCTACCAGCGCCAGAACACCGGCACCGATAAGAGTGCCTTTGACCACCTTCTTAGCGACAGATGGTTCAACGACAGTTTTGACTTTACCGAACAGCTCGTCTTTAACAACCGCTTCAATAGTTGCGCCAGCAGTTTTTGCAGTTTCGTTGATTGCAGTGATTGATTCAGTTTTCATGGTATTCTCACTTATACAGTTAGGTTAATTGAAGTTTGTTTGGTTTGGGTAATTGATTGTTACGGTACTGCTTAGTACTGTTCGTGCTTTGGTTGTTGATGCAACCGACGTTCAATGATACAGGTCAGGCGGTTGTACTCATCGGCATAGTGGTTGTTCATACCGAGAAACGCTCGGTACGTCTTACCGCCATCATCGATGTGTTTGCTGCTAAGCAACCGTTGCTGAACCGAATCGTAACCCGTTTTTGCTTGGGCACGTTTGACCAGCAATGGGGTAATCATTGCAGCGCGAAACAGCCGCGTTTGAGCACGACGTTTTAATTTACGTTTACTTAACATGGCAGATCCTTAGATCTTAGACAGCTTCTTGATCAGGGACAGGAATGAAGCCGTGGTCAAACCCACGCCACATGCCTTAGTCCAGGTAGATTCGCTCTGTGCGAGGACACAGCCCATAGCCATGCCCACGATCTGAATGCCAACGCGGATTTCTACTTCACATGCTGGCTCTTCTACACATTTCTGATTGTTGAACATGGCTAGTTCCTTTTTATTCTGCAGCCGGCTTTTCCGGCACTGTGAGTTGACGGGCGATTAATACGCCTGCCACGAGTGTGACTGCACCTACCACGAAATTGATAGCTGCGTCGTTGAGGTTCTTTTTACTGTCGCGTTCTAATGCGATCTCTTCCAGCTGCTCGTCATCCGCTGCACGGATTGAAGCATAGGTCACTGCCAGCTCGATCGCTGCTGGCAGGATTGCCGCCTGGATGGCAGTTTTCGATTTGACCTTCAGTGCCATTGCACCGATACCAACGCCGGCAGCCACAGAGGCTGCACGGATAGCTGAACCCAGCATGATAGAGCGTGTTGCCACAGCACGATCAACCATCGGTTCTTGTACTTCTTTTACGGTTTCAAATTGTTCCATGACGGCAGTACCTTATTCGGCTGAAGAAGCTTTCTTGTTGATGACAATAGCCAGACTGCAGACACCTGCGGTCAGTGCCAGGTTAGTAGCAGCGATACCCAGTGCTTCTTTCCAGGTCAGCTTTTTGCTGTTCAATGGATCTTTCCGTTTGAAGATGGCACGCTTTGCAACACCGTAACCGATGATTGCGGTACTTACCGTTAAGTTAGAGACTGCAGCCGCTTTCGTGCGTTTAACATCACCGGTCAACAGACTGTATGCCAGTGCACTACCTGCCACAGAAGCGACAGTTGCAATCGCTTGACGTTTGAGGGTACCGTGATTACCAGTGAAGGTAGGTTCAGCAACCACATTTACAGAAGTGAACATGTCGGCATCTTCGCCGTTAGTTTCGTGCATGGCATTGCTTCCTTTATCACCGGTCATGTTGGCCATTACTTTGGCATAGTGGTGAGTGGCTGTTTCGCTACGTTCGGTCATGTTGATTGATTCAGCTTGCAAGGTATCACCACCGATTCCCGGTGACACTTTTTCTGCTGCTTTCTGGAAAGCTTCAGCCATGGCCGGGTTAGATGGAATGATGTTATTGATAGAATGGATGTTTGACATGATGATACCTCACTAGACGAATAATTAAATTGGATTGAATCTTGATGTGCTTACTACTGCATATCACCTAGGTCATATAGGTGTGAGATTTTCTGCATTCAATAAACTACGGTTAATCACGCGTATCACGAAGACGTTCACCGCGAATGTTTGATTCATTGCGACGACGGATTCTATTGATAAGCGCTTGTTGTTCATTCACCTCCTGTTGGAGTTTTGCTACAGTCTGATCGACTGGTAATACTGCAGCTGATTTAAAAAAGCGTACGAGAGTTCGCAGCATGAGGTCGTTGTCCTGGTGTTAAACAAGTTGTCAGTTAAATTAGATTGATTGCCTGGGGACCACTTAGGATCCCCAGCGCAGTTATGTCGGTTAGGTAGTTGGCCCAAAATCGAGCCAATCTACTGTTTTTACATTTTGATTAATTAGTAGTGGCATATTAGGACCCACCCCCTGAACCGGCATAAAGGCCAGGTATTACCCTGGCCTGAATTAGGTAGAGGAGTTTTCAGACAGCTTCATTAATAACCAGTCCATCACGTACAGAGCGACGCAGCATTTCAGGTGAGAACGTATCAGTGACTCGCAGGATGTGCAAGTAAGGTACGATGTATTCACGCTCTAATGTTACTTCTTCTCTGATTAATGTCAGGTTGATCTTTACAGCTCCGTTGTTGGTATCTTCAATAGATCCTAATACCATCCATCCATCCATTGCAACACATTGCCTGAGTTCAGCAAATATTTCTGTGTACATCTGCACAATGCCACTTGAACCAAATTGGCTAAGATGGCGTTTAGCCGTACGTTCAGTGAGGCTGAACATGGTATTCCCGGTGAAAGCCGCGTCAATGAAATCTGGTGTCTTCATAGAAGCCCAGCGTTTAAGATCCGCAACAGTCGAGGCCGGAGATGACATTGCCGTGCCGACCAGTTTCATACCAATGGCTATAAAGCCTGCTAATATCATCCACATTACCCCGTTAGACATAATGTGCTCCTTATACTTCACTGTTGGCGATCAGAGCGACAACTGCACCGAATTCAACTTCAACTTCGGTATTGCTATCGTAGACTTTGGTCACGACCCACAGTTCTTCCAGTGCGTTCGCAGTAACATAACCACGATAGCTGGTCCACAGGCTTTTCACAACTTCACGGCTGAGGGAAGCGGAAGTGCGAGCACCTTTCAGATTGTTGCTTAACCAAGAGTACAGGTTAGCAATACGGTCATAACGAGCATCTTTGTTTTTGGCAATGCTCAGTGCACGCAGCACGTCAGATTCGTTGATTTCGATTTCATCAGCTTTTGGGTTAGCGAAGATGAAGCGACGCTCAGCCATACGGATCACAGTCGCCATACCCATCGCTTCGATGTTGTCAGCACAAAGTTTGATGAAGTCTTTAGAAAGCACATAACGCAGTTTAGACAGTTTCATTTTTATTACCCCACAGGTTAGATTAAAGTTTAGATCACTAGGACTAGTGGATCTATTCACCTGTGTCATATAGGTCTGAAAAAATCTGCATTACAATTTTTACAAAAAATAAACAACCAATTAGAAAGAGGAGGGGCCGAAACCCCTCCTTTTACTACAACTTACAACAATACTTAGCTTTTCAGCGCGTAGGTTTCATCAGCCGCTGGTTCGTCGTTCTTCGCTTCATCCGCATCAACATATGCGAGTTCGTCGATTACCTGAAACACCGGCATGTTACCACGTTCGTGCTGAACTGGGGTGACGTTAGTGGCAATGATCTTACCATCTTCCGTACGTACGAACTGATCGCCATTGCCGAACTCACGAACACAAGCATCGTTGAAACGTGGCGTGGTGTACACAGCCAGGTCTGGTTCGATACGTGTCATGATCATCAGCACGGCTGCTGCATCCGCACCCAGGTCGATGTGAGCCAGGTTACCCTGATCATCGGTATAGACAACTTCCAACAGGCCACGCAGACCATTGAAGCGCATTGACAGTTCGGCAGTGATGCCTTGAACCACTGCTTTCTCTTTGGCGATATCAAACACTTTATGGGCGTTATCAATCATGCGATCAACCAACTGCGCTGCAGCTTCGGTCATGCGGTCTTTGTTTGGTTTACTGATACGCTCCCATTTAGCTTCGGAGGTTTCAGCGACCAGACGCTGGATGCATGATTTGTAGTTAATGAAATCAGTATCACCTTCAATTGCCAGCGGTTCAACAATTGCTGCATCACATGGCAGATCACGGAAATCACGCTCTGAGTTCTTACCATCAATCAGATCGGTCACGCCATGCTTTTGCACTACGTATTCGAGCTTAGCGGTTTCCGGGTTATAGAAGAAACAGATACCGACATATTTACCGTCGGCGTTTTCACTGTTCCATTCCGCTTTGAGTTCATCACGGGTAACATGATACACCGCCAGTGCACGACTCAGGTGAGCATGGACTTTAGCTTCCAGTTGCACTTGCGCTTTCTGTGCAGCAATTGCACGGTCAGGGTTGTAATCAAATGCCACGTGTGGAATGTAGGCCCAGCCGATGTCAGTTTGACGACCGTTCTGATGCGCATCTTCATGGACACGTTTCAGACGATCGAAGGTGACATAACCCAGACGATAGACGCCTTCAGCTTGTGTGCCATCTGACAGCAGTGGTCCGCTTTCGTTGTGCGTTTCAAATTCCAGAATGTCGTAACGACCGTTACGCTCATTGATCTCAACGCGTGCGCCAAAATGTTTAGGGAAGTTATCACTTCCTTTATAGCGACGATACACGTCGTTGTTAACACGATTGACAAAGTAGTTATCAATCGCTTTGAAGTTATGCTCCGCCCACTGCAACTCAGCGTTGGTCTGTTGCATCTGCTGTGCAACGGCCTGCTGATGTTGTTTCTTCAATTTTGGTTTCTTGGCTGCGTTCTTAGACATGGAACTTATTCCTCTTACTTTGATAAAACTTCTTGTTGGAAAAACCAGGATGCGTGCGCAAACGGAGATGGTTTAAAATAGGTGGTGTAATCGGAGAAGAATCCGAACCCTAGTTTAAAACTAATCTGAATGCCATCGCCCATTCGTGGAATAACGATCTTGGTCACCTTGACTTTTGATCGGATTATACCGATGGTTGAATCGTTATAATAAGCTTCGGTTATGTATTTACTTACACGCAGTTTGATATACGTTTCAATGTGCTTTCGCAGAAAGTTATCAAGATCTGCTTCTGGTGGAAGATCCGTCTTCACATAACGCCTGTGGTCAGAAGGACTTGCGAGCTCCCGACAAAGATTCTCAATATCAATCACGAGCTTATGCCCAACTTGATTGATGGCGCGTTGTTTCGACTGGTTAGTTAATTTCACAACAAGCAACCACGTGCAGACAGCAATGAACACGCCCGAGAGCATATTCGGTAATGAAAGATAATCTGCTAAGCTCATATAAGACACCCATAAAGTTAGGCGGGCTAAACGCTCCCGCCTAACTGATTAAACGTGCTTAGACAGAAGGTGAAGCGGACAGACCGGTCAACGGATTACGCTGGGCAAGTTTCTCAAACAGAGCTGCCATAGTAGGGCCACTGGTTTGCAGAAACTCGGCAGAGATTTCAGCCTGACCTGCAGTGTTCGCATAAATCGACACAACTGCGCGGTGTGTTTTCAACATGTCGTCAAGTTGCTCAGTGAGCTGGATACGTAACTGATCTACGCCGCTTCTAAGCGCAGTGTAGTTGCGTATCAGGTTAGCACGCATGGCAATGTGCTTTAATGTACCCTGCAGTGAAATTAGTGGGTTAGCAACACCCACTGGCAGACGTACGGTTTCTTTCAATTCCCGGCTGGTAGCCAGACAGATCACAACAACCTGGACATCATGAAAGACGCCGTCGGTTTTGCTGTAACCCAGAGTATTGCGAATCGCGACCCGGAATGTGAGCTTACCACCATACTGCTTAACTTCGCGCATGATGTCACGTTTAATCCCCTGCGTAAGCCGCAGAAGATATTCCTCACAATTCTCCCAGGACTTCAACCCCAGACGTCCTACATTTTCGTTTATGATTTTGTTTAACATTATTGTCAAACCCTTAGTAAGTGTAGTCTAATTCCACTGTCACTCTGTTTACGTTAGAGTTTTGTGGATCAAGATAACCCAATTTCACTGTGATAATGGGTCGAGGCCCAAAGATGTGCCTAAACTTTGTATACAGCTGAATCGTGGTATTGCTGGCGATATCAACCTCGCCTACATTGGGTCTGTTGCGTTCGCGAGTAGTGATCTTTGCCACTTCCGCTTCTACAACTCCCATAACATCCATCTGACATTCATCAGTGAATGGTACCACTCCAGCTGCCGTTGTGATATTCACAATGTACTTTGCGTCCTCATTCTGAATATAGACGACCTTCATAGCTAGCTGCGTTACATCAGGGTAATTGTTTTTGGCGTGTGACAGCATGTCATCTACCATACATCGCACAGTCATTGTAGGGCTGTTCATTCCCCTGCTCCTCTTATGTCACATTGGTCACCGCAGCGACTACAAATGCGACAATAACTAAAATAAAGATAACTAATCGATCCATACAGACCCCCCTCATGTTGTTAGCGTAATAAAACTCTATAATGAATAAAGTTTTAGTATACCCAACTCAATATGGTACATTGTGTTGCACCACATATCACCTATGTAATGTAGGCATGAGAAATACTGAGATTAGAACCACATCGCTATTCTATAGGCCGGTTTAGTATGATTTAACATTCCCGAGGGGCTTTGCTATGTTTGATTATTTACGTAAGGCATTAGGCCTTATTAATGTTGAAGAAAAGAATGACCTCATTACCATCACCGGCTTTAATGCTCCTTTGGTAAGTCGCGATATTCAAAAGATCTGGAAGACCTCTAAAGTGGCCGGTTGGATCTTTAAAGAAGTCACCGCAAGCAAGATTGTTTTCCACAGTTTCTTTGCCATTGAAGTGCAATATATCCTGCAAACATTGTACGATAATGACAAGACGTATTCCGATCGTCGAGGTCTTGGCAAGATCATTGACTTATTAAAGAAGAACACGTGGTTGCGAAATGTCGATGCTCCGTTTGAAGACATCATCGATCTGAACCAGTTAAAGTATGTCAAGAAATCTCCTCTGCCGGAACAACGTAACTGGCTGAACTATTATAACTCCGCCAAACCTCGTTACGGTCTGCGTGGTGCATTACTGGCTGCCGCACCAGGTGCAGGTAAAACATTGTGCGGTATCATGACGATGCTGTGTCGTAAGAAAGATTACGTCATTGTCATTGCGCCAAAGAAAGCCACTCGTGACGTATGGGAAAGAACCATTACCACTGAGCTCACTACCCCTCAGGATGTGTGGGTTGCCGAATACGATAAGCCTTACGTGAAAGGCACTAAATGGATCGTTGCACACTACGAACGTTTAGATGAAGTTCTGGCGTTGGTCAAAGAACATCGTTTGCCAAACGTGGGTATCATCCTGGATGAATCACACAACCTTAACCAGAAGACTAAAGAGTCTATTCGTACCCAGACCTTTATTGATCTCTGCATTGAATCAAAGTCTGAAGACATCGTGTGGGCATCCGGTACTGCAATGACCGCAATGGGTACCGAAGCGATTCCACTGTTCCGTTCATTGATTCCTGGTTTCAACGACACCGTTGAACTGGCAATGCGCAAGATCTGGGGCAAGACTGCGACGAAGGCAAATGACATCTTGGCAAACCGTCTGGGTATCGTAAGTTTCTCTGTACCGAAGTCTCGCTTCATGGACACCAAGCCGATTGAAGCAACGGTGAAGATCCAGATCAAGAACGGAGCGCATTATACCCTGGACAACATCCAGCGTATCATGATGGACTTTATCAAAGAGCGCTTTGAGTTCTATACCAAAAACAAAGCGACTTACCAACGGATCTATGATGATGCACTGCACTACTTCGAGAAAACCCTGCGTACTCCGGCTGAGAAAGAGGACTTCAAGAAGTACAACGAATACGTGCAGATGTTCATCAAGCAAGGTTTCCAAGCAGAGTGGATGAGTCCTTACAGTAAGTACTGCAATGACTACGAACTCAAACGGATCATCCCTGCGATCCCTGATGCCATGCGCAAACCATTCAAGGATGCGCGCTCTGTAATCAAGTATGTGGACCTTAAGATCAAAGGGGAGTGTCTTGGTAGGGTGTTAGGTAAAGAACGCACTCAGTGTCATGTAGAGCTTGCTGAAGCGATTCCGTTCGGTACTTACATCGACAACGCCAAGAAGAAGACCCTGATCTTCACCGACTTTGTACCCGCCCTCGAAGCAACCGCAGCGATTTGTCGTAAGCTCGGATATCAACCAATCGTGGTTTACGGTGATACGAACAAAGATCTGGTTGAGATGGTTGCGAGGTTGCGTAACTCTGAAGAAGCTAACCCTGGTGTCGCTACGTATCGCTCGCTGGCAGAAGCTGTTCCATTGATTGAGGCCAACTGCGGGCTAATGATCAACAAGCCTTTCCGTTTCTTCCATTACGAACAAGCCGTGTCGCGTATGCACCGCATCGGTCAAACTGATGAAGTGTATATTTACAACTTCGTATTGGACACCGGAAACCTACCGAACATCTCTACCCGTTCGGAAGACATCATGGCCTGGTCTAAGACTCAGGTTGATCAGTTGATGGGTCTTGATCGTTACGGCTCGACCATCGATGTAACCGAGATTGCCGAGTCAGTGGGTCTGGAAGCGTTTGCGGACGATATGTATTATAAAGCATTGTTCTCCTATTCAGAGCAAACAGATCACCGCTTCTTATCCGCATCGATGGAAGCCTGGCTTGACGATATGGAAAGTCAAGAGCTCGTCTGTGATGATGTTCCGGTATCGGTTGAGATCCCGCGCAGTAACAAAGCATTAGACTGGTAAAAAAAAGATGGCATAAAGGCTAGAGGAAGGCAGATGCCTTCCTCTATGCCGTCTTATGTCGTTTTACCAATCACACGATAATACTCATCTTGCTTATCGGTTACAACTTTTAAGGGCGAACGATCAGCCATCACTTTCAGTAATAGATCGCGCGTTGGATCAAACTTGGCTTTCACATAAAGTGTGCGAGCACAATGCTTGATCATCGCCGTCGTATCTTTCACTGGTAACCCGTACACCCGGTTGTCGTAATCCGCACTCGCTTTAGCAAGTTGTAGAACAACCAACGTATGCTCAAGTTCGTCAATGTACATCATCGCCCGAAGTACTGCTGGATCATTAACCATAAAGAATAAAGCCTTTCGGTGTGACTATTTCGCCGTGGTTGAACTTACCGTTTGGAAACCGCACTACCTTCACTGCTAATCCCGTTTCCTTTATAAGGCGATCGAGTTCAGCGTAGGTGTCATCGTCCGTGATCTGCTGGCTGACGATAGTATCGATGCGCGTAACAGCACGACGCACACAGGACTTTAAATTACTGTGAACCTGTGGTACAGATAGACAGCGTTTTTTGTCATCTGGGATTTTATCCGTCGTAGCCACCAGTGTCAGGGCCCGCAGTAGTTTATCCCACATAATCAATTCGCCGGAGTTTGCCATACGATGTTTTCTCCTTCATCACCGAATACAAAACGACCTTTCGGTGTTCTTAACGTAGTATGTGTCCAGGTCTTAGCCCACACACCATCAACCATGACCTTGTCACCCGTGTAGAGTTTCACACCGGCAAATTTATCGGTCAGCAGACGAATACAGGTATTGACGTTTTCAACATGCAGTAAGTCGCGATTGCCAATTGCCGTCAGGACCTGTGCTGCAGATGCAGTATCAACAGCAAACCGTTCAATCAACAGCTCGTCATCTAAACGACGTGCTTGGTTATCAGGCAGTGTGGTATCCGCCAGAATGATTGACAGTGCTTCTTCGAACGCCATCCACATATACTGGTAATACTGCGGATCAGTACTTTCCAATAACTGAAGATGTTGACGAGGACGTGTTACGGGAGAACGCACTAAAAGCAGATCTTTGTTCTTGGAGTGTTTCAATGTATCTGCTGAGAACATACCGCCTGGACGTGCATTACTGGTAATATCCGCAAGCGTTGCCTGAGCGATACCATAGCGAGCCAGGTTACTGCGAAAGTCACGATCAATCTGCGGAGCTTTGTTTGTATTAACCTGAGATTCGAACTTAGCCTCGGCCTCCACTGGTGGTCGCATATCTTCGTCTGTAACCATCAACGGACGCAGATCCTTTTCAGTCAGACCTGTACGGCGCCAATCAGGATTGCGATACGGCGTGTTCTGGGTAACACGACTGAGGTGAGGTTCCAGGAATTCACGTGTCGTAGGTACACGATGCGTTGCAGTTGGATCCTGTTCTAATAAATGTGCTGGTTGAACACTGTCATCTTCCCACTCGTCCTCGTGACTCTTCTCATGAAGCCGAGGTTTACTGAAGGACATCCCTGACATCAGAACCATGAGCTCTGGTGTTGACAATGGAGTATCGTTTTGTTGCTTAGCCGCGGTAACCACTTCTATCGCTTCTGCATTTATTTGTTCAGGTGATTTATCTGGGTTGTCTTTACCTAGAATCTCCGTTACCTTTTCAACGGTCAGTGATTTATTATCAATTGTTTCTACTTTTGGGTACTGGTCTTCGACATTAAGCATTTGCAGCTTCGCCTGCTCTAATGCTGCTGCCATTGATCCTGCTTTAATCTTTGGATACGCGTCCTCGATGTCAACATCGATAGCGGCTTGACGAACCAGGTTACGACGCAGTCCTTTGACCATCCCTTTCAGGTAAGCGATATCGGGTAAGTCGACATAAAGTGCTTCAATAACTGAATCATCCATAACGGTGAAACGGTCAGCAACATAAGTTTCGATAAGTTCAGCCAATTCATCACTGAACTGAGTAGAGGTGTCGATAGTAGTATCTTTGATGTGGGATTTCATGGCAGGTAACCTTACATTTATTTAATTGGATTAAACGGCACGGGTCATCCCATGCCGGACTGTTAATTATTTCTTTGATTCAGGCGGGATAAACTGGTCAGGTATCGATGACCAAACGGTCGAGCAGCGTTCACGATTAGGATAGTACGCACAGGCCTTAAAGACTTTATCACCTTTCTTAAAAGGTCCTTCAACCAGCTGGTATGTCCAGGCCTCACCGTCACGTGCAATAACCGCTTCACACTTACGACCTACCTGACAGACATCATTGCTGATGATCTTGCCTTCGACAGATTTGACGGGCACATTGTCGGACTCTGCTGAATTACAACCAGAGAGTGCTGTGCAGACTACCAGACTCAATAACACTTTCTTCAACATGATCATTCCTTTTCAGTTGACTTAAACAATAACTTACAATGACCGTTGCAATTCCAGGTAACCGTAGTGTTACGACCTCGGTGCAGTGCCGAATGTTCTGCGGTAATCGTGTCAGATATGAACAGGGAATGTTTAATGCTCAGTTCATGAGGGATATGTTCTTCATACGGCCAGACAGAGATCAGTTCACCATCAACGTAGAACAAGAAATCACCTTTGCTCTTAGCTTTGGTTTTCTTCCCTTTCTTAGCAGCCTTCTTCTCTTCCGGTGAAATCCGCGTACCCCATTGCTTAATCGCTCCAGCCTCAGACGTGTTCATATCTTTTAGCACAAGCATACAACTACTGCACTTCACGCCCCAAAATACCAACGCAAACTTAAACGTATTGGCTTTTGATGCACAGAGCGGACAAGGTTCAATATTGGCTGACATATCACGCTCCGTTGAAGGCGTATTCGAGTTTACCGCGACGGTACCGACCTTTGGTCACGTCACTGAGTTCAAAGTCGTAACGATTCACAAATGCCCGACTGTATAAATGCAACATCTCTTCAGATACCGTGACCCCAGGTTTACCATCTTCGATCAACTCTAACATCTGATCGATCAGACGAATACCAAGCCCAGATCCCTGATAATCAGGATGCACGCGAATACAGCGCAGTTTAGGTTCATCACCCATCTTACCGAGTGCAACGCCTGCAATGTTTAATCCATCACGCGCGATGATCAGTTTGTCAGTACCGAGTGACAGACCAGGGATTACCGTATTGATGTACCAATGGCTAACCTCAGGATAGTAAGCATCAAGGCTTTCGATAAATGGTAACACCGCAAAGGCGCCAGTAAAGCTGATCGTTGAATCAAGCCTGACCATGTTACAGTACCAGATAAACAGTGGTGTTTTCGAACATGGTGTTTTCGATGATCTCTTTGACACGTTCGATATGCTTTGGACTGACCGCGCGATCTTTGGTGTAAACACAATCACACTGCAGGCCAGGTAAGTTGATGATTACCGGACGATCTTTCGCACCCATCAGGTACGCCATTTCGCAGTAGTTACGCAGAGACTCTTCAAAGCGAACGTAGCTGAAATCAGCACCGTGGTTAGCGTGATAATGCGTATGGATGAAATACCCGCCAGGAAACTCACGCAGATGTCCAAGCTTCTTAGAGTCATACGCTTCAGTTTTATCAGAGAGCGCAGCAATAACCATGCTGTTGCTTTCGGTATCAACTTTACCGTTTTCCAGCAGAGGACGTTGCAGACTGAGAATAGGTGCGGTGGCTTCTGCAGTCATCAATGCTTGTTGGACTTCTGGTTTGAACTGATGAAACGCAGGTGTGTACTGAATACTGATGGTGTTGCTGTCCAACAGAATAACGGCATTCGGTTTCGTTGCTGCGAAATCGAATACATTGGTACCCATTGCGAATTCAACAATAGCAGGGATGGTTGCTTTCTTCAACGCGGCTGACTTGGCCATGATACTTTTCCTTTATATACAAGAAGGGGGTGGTTAACCCCCAGAGTTAATTGATTATGCTTTACGACGCATGATGAAGCGGTTGTAAGAGATATCCTCACCTTCACGTGAAGTGAGTTGAGGTTCGTCAAACAACACTTCTGCATCCCAGGCATTGTGATTGAATTCAGGGAAGAAGGTATCTGCATCTTCACGTTCAGCATGGATAACGGTCAGGTGCAACTCTGCTGCATCCGGCAGGAACATTGCATAGATCTGCGCGCCACCAATAATCCAGATCTTGTCGCCGCCATTTTCGGTTAAGTAATTCACCGCTTTAGACAGTGCCTCTTCTTTGCTGTTAACAAACACCACACCTGATTTGGTGGTATGGTCTTTGATTGGCTGAGAAGTGATCACGATGTTCAGACGATCAACCAACGGGTTAGGTAGCGAATCATACGTCTTGCGACCCATGATCACCGGAGAATGCAGCGTACTCTGTTTAAAGTACATCATATCCTCTTTGATACGGAACAACAGTTCGTTGTCTTTACCCAGACCACTGGCATTATCAATTGCTGCAATCATCGCAATGTCAAAACGACGCGCCACACCGAGTTCACGCGAGATATCAACCTGGAACGCATTGTAGAACTCCAGTGGTGTCATCGGGTATTCCAGGTATTCCACCTGATCAACCATCTCGATGCTACGACGCATAGTGTCATCTACCATACGCATGAAACGATACGTTGCCTTGATGAGATTATCTGCCGTGAGTTCATGGGTGATTGCGTAGGTCACGTGATCGTCGATACTGCCTTCGTGTGCATACACCATACCCGCTTCGATCTGGACATGTTCGCTCATGCCCAAATGCCCGCCGATTAAACCGACAACCGCATTCAGGATAGTGACACGATCTTCTTCATTAACCGACGCAACGCTTCCAATACGAAAACGCAATGCCAGCATGTTGAAGACTTCCAGGATGAAGTACAGAATTGGCTTACTGCCTTCAAAGATACGTTGCTCAACAATCAGGCGATCACCGATAGTGATCTGCAGGAGTGCTTCACGACGCACACGTGCTGCTTCAGATGTATCAACCGCATAGACGAAGTTAACATCGCCAAAACTCATGACCGCGGCCGGTTCGATCTGCAGTCGAGAGTTCGCCGCATCTTCCCATTCCTGGAATAATTCCTGGATAGTCGGGATGGTATCTTCATCAGTAAAGTGACGAACATGCTCGGTCCACAGCTGGCCATTCTGACGACGCAGAGTAATCACCACCTCAGAACCGTTAGGACTGGTGATTGACGCCACTGCACGACCTTCGTAGAAATCGATAACCGTGAGATTAGCGAAGTCTTCATCGGTGAATTCACCCAGCCCCGATTCAACTACATATTGTTCCAGACAGACCCAGGCAGAACGCGCATACTCGGCAGTAGCGGCACCGGTACCTTCGGGGTAGTCACGGGTATAATTAAACGCGATGGCCAAGTACGCCGCACACGCCTTGTTACGCTCATCAGTGTCAAGTGACAGCAGGTAGTTAACCGTGTTGATCGCAACGGGATGTTCAACAATGAGATGCCCTTCGTCATTGACCAGAGTCAACATCCGGTAGTCGACACCAGTCACTGAGTCTTCGAATTTGATTTCAAAGACCATATCTTGAATCTGCTTGCTCATCTTACTTTCCTTTTTAAACAGCGGCTGCTGTAACATGTTCAGGGGTGTACTTCGCCAGAATAGAATCAATTGATTCGGGTGATTCGGCCAGGCTGTATCGACTAACCACACGGGTATTGCCACCCAGTAATTGTGTCCGACCATTGCTTGCTTTGTCAGCCAGTTTGAAATCAGTACTGATGGTGTAGACCGCTTTGTGTTCTTTAACGTCACTGGTCAGGACCATCACTACTTTTAACGTTTCTGACTGCTGTTCACTAATGGCCAGACGGAAGAAGGATTGCTTAAGTTTATCCCACCACTCATCGCCATTGTAGATAATGCCAAGTGCTTTGATGTTCTCCAGGATCTCTTCACGTTTCCAGGCAAAGTAATCACGCACAAACTCACTGTCAGTTTTGATCAGGTTGTGATGGATATGCAGATAGAGTTGCGTTAATCCATGAGCAGTTGCACCTAAACGGAACTTGGTGTCTTTGCGCTGCTTGGCACCCCAGCTGATATCAACAATATCAGATTCCAGATAGCTCAACTTAACTGTTGATACACCGGTTTCTTGATCGTGATTGATGGCCAGTTTGCAAGGTTGGTTATCTGCACCCAGTTCGATAATACTGTTAATAATGTTCATTGTTTTCTCTCTTGCTTTTAATAAGCGCCATGGCAGGCATATGAGGGATTACTTATCCGTAGAAGTCGTCACTACTTTCATGATCCCCATGAAGTAGGCATCGCGATAGGGCAGATGCATGCCAGTACTGCCATCGAAGTCATAGAAGAAACTATCAAAGAAGTCGATATGTGGTAACAACCAGTGATACCGCTTTTGCAATTCAACAAGCTTGTAAGCAAACTCGTCCCATTGTTGATCGGTAATCATTGGCGCGTCATTATCGTAATACAGTCCAGCATTGACTGTTACAACAGAACGCAGACGACGAATACGTCGTTTAAGCTGATTGATATTAATACTTGCTGCTTGATCACCTTTCTCGACATCGGCACGCATTAGTTCATCGAGCCAGATGGTAGGGTCTTTCTCTTTTCCCGTGGGAAGTTCGATGACCTTATAGACAGGTTCACCAAGTTCTTCTTGCGGGTAAGCAACCAACTCAATAAGACCGTTGGCAACATCAACATCTTTGTTACGTGCTCGTGCTAACAACGCATCTACCGTTTCAAACACATCGCCTACCGCCGCACCATAATAGTAGCGAGGTGGCTTAACGTGCAGGAATTCGATAACATAACCTTTCCAGGCCATAGGTCACCTATTGTTAATTATCATACATCACGATAGTAATGTAGACTTGAAAAACTTTACACCTTAGATCTTAACGGATACAGCACTTCGTGGGTTTCTTTCATACACCCATTAATTGCGTAGTTAACACCTTTCGGAATGCGTGTAGTAATCGGTGGTTCAATTTTCCCTTCAAAGAAATTAGGGATAAACGGTAGCGTGATATCTAACTGTTTTTCCTTTATCTGGTACTCGCAAGCATTGTGATCGTAGCGATACATAATCCGTTTGCACAAGCCTTCGAGCTCGTCCAGTAATCCTGATGCACGCTCTGTGGTTACATCCACATCGTAGGTGCAGACACCAACCAAGAACGGCACCACATCAGTCGCCTGCAATCTAAAACAGACTGTTAATCCAACAGGTGTCATGCTAGCCTCAACAAAAAATGAAGACCGTATAAAAAGCCTCCCGGAATTACCCAGGAGGCTGGTAACATATTAACGGGCATTTATGTCGGCAGTTACTTGCTTTACAACCTTCGCACTGGATACGTAACGAATGAGTTCAAACGATTCGAGTAAACTCAACGGACCTGGTTCTGGCACGTAACCTGTGGTGTAGATGCGGATGTGAATCCCTAACCGGCGCGCTACGTCATAGAGGTCAAACAACTGCGTGGTACTAAGCGGACGGGCGGTAACATTGAAGACACGGGTATCGTGTGCCAGGTGTTCCAGTATCGACAGCTCAACCGGGTCAGTCTTCATGACAACACACGTCACCACATCAGACTGTGGCCAAGCGATATCTAGCGAGCCGCCTAACACACCTGCATTGACAGTAACCGTCGCACCGTAAGGTGCGTACTCTGCCCGCAGTTGAGCGAACAGCGCTTTATGGTAATCGCGATGAAGACCATAGATGAACACTTTACGCACACTGGATGTCAATACCGAACGCAGTCCTTCCATAACGCTGATAGACAGGCCTTGGAAACTACCGCCACTGAAAACACTTAAACGCTTTTCAACAGATATGTCGATCATAACGTCACCTTATACCAGCTGCAATGCAGCCTGCATGGTTGCTTGATACGCTTCCAATTCACCCGGACGTTCGTACTCATCCGCGTTATCGAAACAGTGTTGGAGTTCAGAGGGGAACTTAACCCAGAGCTTATCGCAGAAGCCTTTCACGATCACCGCACCTTTTACATCGCACGACATCCATTCATCACAGGCTTCTGCGAATGTGACCGGACAGCGAGGCGCATTGATATCCTTTTCCCAGTGAGCAGCTGCAGAGCCTTCGTAGCCATCTGGCTGCAAGGTATCGTAATCGATCCCTTCGTAATACAACCAGCAATGATTACGACAGTTAACGATAATGGTCTCAATTTTGTATTTCTCTTTGAGAACATGATGCACAGCAATTGCCGCAACACCACAGTCACCACGGTTGATCTTCTCTGCAACTTCTTCTTTAGTCAGATCACCTAGCTGGTTAAACGCTGAATAAAGACGCGTGAAATTGTTCAGAGTCGTTTTGATAATGGCCTGCGGGTTCAACTTACTGACTTCGACGTATTCGAATTGCATGAACTCTTCCTCTTAATAAGCGGGGGTATTTAAACCCCCAGTAATAGGTTAACCGTTATTGGTTGGTCTGACACCACGAATGGCATCAAGCATTTGTTTGAAGTCCTCGCGCTCTTTCTCGCCAGGCTCTTTCTTTTCCTTACGTTTGGTAACGTTCGCCATGATGCGGTCGTGAGCTGCTTTCACTTGCGCGGCAGTAAAGCGAACCTTACGTTGGTCGGGTAGTAAGTTAGATGCGGTATACAGCAAATCACCAAACAGTTCACGGCACACTGTCTTCAAACGACGAGCGCCAGTGTCTTCACCGTAAGTGTTAGCTTCAAAGGCTAACTCAGCAATAGCGCGAATCGCTTCTGGTTCGATGACGAAATCTACCCCTTCTGCTTTGAGCACTGTGGTGATCGCATTGATTAGTGAACCGTGTGGCTTAATCAACACCTTTTCCAAGTCATCTGCTTTCAGCTGATTGAGCGTGACATGCACTGGGAGACGTCCTAAGATCTCAGCAGGTACATCTGAAACCTTGGCCAGATGAAACGCACCTGATGCAATCCAGAGGATATTAGCGGTATTGATTTGATACGTTTCACCACGGCTGCCAAACATACCCCCGCTACGGTCACGGTCAGTGATTGTAGGGACGTCTGCAATAACACCATCCAGGTAAGGCATCAAGTCACGCACCACACCCATGTTACCCACGTTAGAACCACGCAGGTCGACAAAGATCTTATCAAATTCATCAATGAAGACAATACCACGCTCTTCCACTAATTTGACGATAAAGTCAGATGGCGGTTCAGAACTGGTACGCAGGGCGTCGCTGATGTCAATGACGTTATCCAGCTGTACTTTCTTAAACGGCGCCAATGCTTTAATCACCTCGATAGACGTGTCCTTATTACCTTCGAGTTTATGGTCCATTAAGAACTTAATAATCTTGGCAATACCCCGGCCTTTAGAGTTGATCTTTTTACGCGCTTCATTAAAAGGCGCGCCTAAGCCATTGACCAGGGCTTCTTCGAGCTTACTGTCCTTTGCACCGACTGAATCGAGTAACATGGCGGCTTGACGAATATGCTGTACTTCATCGTTAGTTCGAATGCCAAAGCTACGGGTATTAAGTTTGTTGCGGATGTACCATTGTGACCAGGCAATGCTGTCCTCAAGGATGTTGGGTTCGGGTTCAGTGGGTTCCTCATCGCGTTTCTTCTTTGTTGCTGCAGCAATGATCATATCACCATACCAGCGATAACCGATGTTGATTTTACGGTACACGGAGTTCTTGCTAAGCAGCGCCTCCTCTAATGTCGCAAGAGTGAGTTTATCATCAGGAATGTTCATTACCTTTGAGAACATTTCCCGTTCTGTCTTATCCTTAAGTATCAGGGATAACATGTCGCGTGCGGACTTAGAGAGTTTTGGCTTATTCTCTTTTGCCCAGATAGCTGGCGCGATACGTACCGCGTCGTTAACCAGGTCAGTCAAGATTGCTTTAACATCACGCCCATGATAACCAACCTGAGTAAACTCAGTGATTTCACATTTGACGAAAGGACTGTTTGTCATTTCAGCCAGCTGCCTGGCTAACTCAGTTTTACCGGAACCTGAAGGTCCGACCATGAGGACGTTAGAAGGAGTAATGTATTTCCATTCAGCACCGGTGTTTTCGGCTTTGAGCATACGTTCACGATACGCCAGTGCAATGGCACGTTTAGGTTCCATCTGACCAATTACATACTGGTCTAAGTGTTCAACAACTTCATTAGTGGTCATGGTAGACATTAGGCATACCCTAAATGCAATTGGAAGACATTGTTGGCTGTCATTACTTGAACAACGGTCAACAGTTTGGTGGGGTTAATCGAATTGACATACCCGGCAATGGCTGAGTATAAGTTGCTATACAGTTCGGTAAATTGGGACAGCACCGCTTGGTTATTCCTTTCAAAGCCATAACGCCACTGCAGTTCTTGAAGATAAACAGTATCCAAATAAGGAATGCGGTTGGTTGCTCTTACTTCTTCGTATTGTTTTAGAACACGCAAACTGATATCACGTAAAATACCTTCCCAGTTTGCGTTAGTGAATCTGCGCGTGATGGATGTCACGTTAGGGGTTATATCCAGAATTAAACTGTTCATTAATTAATCTCACGGCAAAAACACTATAGGTTAAGTTAACAATGTTTGGTTCTACACATGGGTAATGTAGGTATGAAATGATTTAGCACGGCATAAAGCCAGGGCTAGCCCTGGCCTTGTGTTTATGGATTATAAAGCGGGGGTGATGGTGGTGTAAAACTTGTCTGATATCGTGCTGACTTAGAAATTAGAAACTCCGGTATGGACATGTCACCCGAACCAGAGTTCGCCTTGCCAATCACAAATGAGTTCAAGTTACCAGACAGATCAAAATTACCATCAAACTCAGTGAGACTGTAAGTTGTACTGACTCCCTGAGCGAGCATCTGTAATTGCCCGTCAATAAAGAACCGACATTTACCTGCCTTACGGACAAACGCATAATGGTGCCATGCGTTACGTAAAGAAGGCCCGGTCTTGTTACTACAGAAGTTAGCACCATTACCCAGATCGATACCAACCTGCATGCGTTGACCGAACGAACCGTTACCAGCACGGATCGTCAAGTATTTGCCGTTAGCAAATGTTGCAAAAAGGAGTTGGTAATAATCAGCAGGAATAGTGGTCATCCAGGCGTAACACTCTAAAGTGAAATCACCTAAGCCCAAAGTTGACAATGCAGACAACGGAGTGACGTTAGCTACTCCACCCGCCACACGTAAGCTTTTGGTATAACCGGCGAGAGCGTTGCTGCTCGTTAAGGTTTCAATCGCACCGCCTGAGTATACTGTTGCACTAGGCGCACTGATACTCTTGTTCTGGTCGAAGTTAAAACCCAATACGGGTTGGTCGGCCTTTGGTACTAGTGACCTTGATCCCATCAGCATTTCTAACATACGCGCCTCTATTGATTAACTGATCATTGCATGGCGGTGATGTTTACGACAGACAGCTTCGTAACGATCATTCCCGCCGATGAGAATTTGTTCGCCTTCTTTTACAACGTGACCTTTCTCATCACGACGCAGAACGAAGTGGGCTTTTGAACCGCAGTGGCAGACACCAATCAGTTCATTAAGACGATCAGCACGTGCCATCAATGCCGCCGAACCTGGGAAGAGCTCGCCCTGGAAGTCAGTACGCAGTCCGTAGCACACAACTGGCACGTCATTGAAATCAGCGATATCGCTAAGTTCAGTGACCTGTTCTTTGGTGAGGAATTGCGCTTCGTCAACCAGTACAACGGAGACTTTGCTGGACTTCATTTGCAACAAGACTAACTCGTACAGATTAGCCTCGGTATCAAACACTATGGCTTTAGCTGATAGGCCCACACGTGAACTGACTTTGTTTTTGTCATCACGGTTATCGATCTCAGGTTTGATCATCAGCGCATGCATACCGCGCTCAATGTAGTTATAGCCTGCCTGAATACATGCTGTCGATTTACCAGCATTCATTGAAGCATAATAAAAAGTAAGTTTTGCCATGGCAATTGTCTCATTAGGGAATAGTCCATATAAGAATACAAGTATTTCCTTATTTACATAAACGTTAAGTAGTGATATCAACAGTCTTGGCTACCGGGAACGTAAGACCAGATCCCCAGATAAGTCGACAGCCTCCGTTACCACCCATAAATAACTCAAACATAAGACCGCCTATTAATGAATAACAAGGAGCTATAAGATTTAAACAGCATAGAAGGGGTAGGATTTCCTACCCCCCTGTTTTCGTTATATATGCTTCTTCGCGTAATTGAAGAACTTATGGAAAGCTTCGCCGTATTCACGACCCACTACCACTAAGATCCCTTTGAGCTTATGCCCAAAGTCTTCATCACTTGAAGCGATCTCTTTTGCCAAAGGTACAGCATCGTCAAAAGCTTCGTCCAGGTCATGACCGGCTTCCTGAAGTAAACTCTTCAGTGCGCTGGCCAGCAGGTCGAAGCGATAGGTATCTGGTTCGCCTTCAGTCTTATCGCTGTCGGTCGAAGGTACTACTACTGGAGCTGGGGCCGGTTCAACTGCAGGTGTAGGAATAGGTGCATCCTCAGCGACAGGTTCTACCACAACAGGAGCGGGTGCTTCTTCTACCGCTGGGATAGCCGGTGCTGCAGGCTGAACAGGTGCATCGACGATAGGTTCTGCATCTACCACGTCGTCTACAACAGGACGTGACACACCATTGTCTTGGGCAACAACGAAGTTATCACTTGCCGCAGGTGCCTCTGCAATCGGATCAGATGAAGCAGAAGTAAGCTGCTCCACTTCTGGAGTTGCGTTCTCATCTACGACGGGTTGATCTTTAGACTGCTCGGACATTTTGTACTCCCCTTTAGGATCAAAGAACTTACTGAATAAAAGAAACGCCAGACGTTTTAACATACATTACCTCAAGACCTGTTACAGACAAGTCATAAGATAACCGGCATAAAGGGAGGCCAAAGCCTCCCAGTATGATCAACAGTAACCGTACCACATCTCAACGATTGTAGGTTCGGTAAACTCAATCGCAGCCTGACCTAAATAAATAACCTCAAGATTGTTTCTATCTGTTGTCCATTGATGGTCCATGGTGCGATCAGACGATTCACATTCCCAAAGTTTCGCCATCTCTGCATCAAAACAGACACGAGTATGTCGACCTTTAAAATAAGCAGGATGTATTGATAGAACTTGCTCTGTTGATGTCGCTGCAGCAATGAACGAGTCTGGGGTGTAACGAGGCTCGGACTTAAGCTTGACAAGATAAATGTTCATGATGCTTCCTCGGTTAGTTGATCCCTTATCAACCCCTGGTCACATCACGTCATTTTAGATCTTGCAACCTTCGCAATCCGCTTCGCCGTCGCCCAGGGCTTCACCGCCGCCTGCGCCTTTCTCTTCTGCTGCTTTCTCAGCGCCTTCCAGATCCAGTGATTCCAGACCGTCCAGATCAAATTCTTCAGGTTGTGACATGTGATATCTCTTCTGCAATGTGTGAAAGTTTTACAATGTGAAAACTAAATGACATATAATGGTGATAGCTAGTATTTCTTAACCAAAAAAAAAGACAGCATAATCCGTAAAGGGATATGGCTTTCACCAGACCCCCTTATCGCATATGATTACGCTGTCTATTACTTATTTACTAAACAGGCGACTGATCAGCATTACCCTTGACCGCATGACGGTTGAGGATAAAGGTCGGATGACCTTCTGATGCGCCGCCATGGAAACTGAGCTTGTCTTTATCCACGTCGTTCCAGTTGTTGATACCCTGGTTCAGTTCGGATGGAATCCAGACAATGATCGCTTCACCATCTTCATCGTTAAACTCACGGCGCACATGCAGTTCATCACCAATCATGATGGTCGTGGTGGTGCCCAGCGATGTCGTTACCGGTGTTGTTTCACCCAGGTCTTCACGTACCAGGTTTTTACGCTTACGGGTCATCAACTCTGTTAACGCATCAGATGGCTCGGCAGGTTGTTCCAGCAGGAACTCTACCTTATCCATTGCTTCGCCGCTGAGCAGACGCATCTCAGTCAGATTAAAATCACAGGTAGTCACCCAAATAGATAGTGCGTGACAATGCAGCGAGATATCTTCGCCGGCGGTGGTCAGGGCCGCAACCGCTTGCTTCATAAGCGAGGTTGCGTGAGCAATGTCGTTATCCAGATCATCGCGCGATACATTGGCATGTGCTGAGAAACCCTTTTCAATAAGGTAATTCAGTACCTGTGCTGCATGTCCGTATACCGCCCGCATTCCGTTGGGGGTTACGCCCATGTCGCCGGATAACTGTACACTGTAACGTGGTGCGCGTGCACCAGGCGCAATGTTGAGATCAAGGACATTCAGTCCATCGACAACCACGATAACATCGCGCAGTTCAGGGGATTCTGCGTTGAGTTGTTCGTTGCTCTTCAGAGTCATAACTTTTCCTTCTTAACAAATGGACGGTTAATTAACAGAAGTACTGCGTGATAGGAACACCTTTCTCACGGTAATACTTCAATAAGCTTTTATAGACGTTCACAGCCGGCATACCAGGTTTGCGTGCTAATACACGATTCTGATTACCCTCGAACTCACCGTGCCAGTAATGTGTCATCGGTAAGACGTTGTTGGTACGGACCTCATCGGTAGGTGAAGGAAGCGGGGCCTTCAGTACGAGCTGGTAGCGGCGCTCTGCGCGACGTTCTTGGCGGTGTAGGTGGTTACCACGTAAGTTGGCCATCATGCGCTTAACGTAAGCAGGAGGTGACATACCGTAACGTTCATACCAGCCTTTGATGAGATAGAGGCAATCCCACCAACCACCGGCAACATAACCGCTGTTATCCTCAATATCGATAACACTCCCACCTACCATGACATTACTGTTGTAGTGCTGCATCTTCAGTAACCACGCATCAACGACTTCCTCGCTATACCCTTCTGGATACAACGTGTCGTAACGCTTACCATCTAATACCAGCCACATATGCAAACAGTGTGACTCCCAATCGATCTCAGTAACGCCATAACGCTCACGCATGACATTACCCACACACATTGCAGCAACACCACACATTCCTGAATTCAGCTCATCGATGCTGGCTTCACGACTGTGGTTGTTCAGTTGTATCATGTACATATCAGTGAAGTCATTTAGTAACACACCGAGTAACTGATGTTTATCAATGGCCATTGTTAACCCTAGCGACGAATGGTTGCGGTAATATCGTGGTGAGAAGGGCGTTTGTTTTTGTCAGCACCCGTTGCTTCAATCAGCCACATACGTGTAAAACCCTGTAAGTTACCCATGTTAAAGTTAGGGTGACCTGGCTGGCTTGGCAGGGTGGCCGTGATAAGCCGTTCGCCTTCATGACGACGGGTCTTGTGGAAAGCGACATAGATGTTATCTTGGGCAAGGATGCCCAGGACTTCACGTTCTGTCATTTCGGCAGTGAGGTCGTTGTCTGCGACCTTCCAGTTAAACATGACAATCTTGACAGGGCCAAACGACGCATCTTTAGTGGTTTCGAATTGAATGTCACTAATAGCAACAGGTTTACCTGCCAGAACTTCTTTGATACGGTCAGCGATGAGTTGTGCACGAGAGCGATACATGATGAACTCCACAAAATGATTAATTAGAATAAGGTAAAATGGGGGAAGGATACCCCTCCCCAGGTTGATTACTGGTTATCGATGCTGTCTGCGATTACTCCATCAGTAATAAAGTTATCAACAGATATGTATTGTCTAACCATAAATCCGTATTTGTCGCATAACTTGGCTTGCTCGCTACGGAATTCTTTTGATCGCATGGCGTTCCAATCAGGATGCACCATCTCTTTGTTGTATCCGAACATCGAATACCAGCCATGGCCAGCTAGATCACTGCTGGCGAGCACTACGTAGAACGATCTGCGATCGGTCAACAGAACCATCTCGGTATCCCGATTTACATGCGTGTACTTATACGCAAAGACAGATGGATGGTCTTTCAGTCTGCCGGCAAATGCATAATGGATACCGATGTTTAACTCATGGGTAAGGACAGGTACTACCAGATCAGCATGACATGCCCATTGATGATGAACGAAGATGTTCTTATCGAGGTTAAAATTGATCACGCCGTCATTGAGCGACCACGTGAACGGAGATTTGCTTTCTACCACCGTGCCATTACACGTGTGTTTGAAAGGAATTACAGCTTTGGTTTCCGGGATATCATTGAACCCGAGCTGACGCATAAATAATAGCCTGGCGACTGAATGCAGATTCTCATTGCTGAGTGAGAACTGCAAACTACGTTGCGGACTCTCGTCAGTTCCATTAAAGTGAATATCTAACTTCGTTGATTTCGCTGCAATAACTACTCTTGGTGTATCGGACATTTTAATCTCCTAATGACACAATTGTCATTTACGGACGGGTGGGTGAACATTAACACTACTACTTCAAATCGATCGTTTTTACTTTACTCTTCAGTCCTGACTTAGAACAACACTTCGCGTTCTCGGCGGAAAAGAGATCTACAGCAAAGAACCAATGCGTGCCTTCTTTAAAGGTGATTGGATACAGACATTCCGTATTAGCAATTACGGTATCCAATACTTCGAAGGCATCGCGGTTGTAAAGGTTCTTTTTCAGTTCAGCCAAATCGGCATCGTTATTGATAACGGTCTTCTCTGGGAAGAAGTAACCGCGCCAACCTACACAGATGATGTACAGTAACCAACTACCCAGTACAAGGATAGTCATCCACAGATCTTGCCAAACACTTCTGACGTTCAGCATTACGCGGCTACCTTATTGCATTCAACGATCAATACGTCGTGATCTTTGGTAGCAGCAGCTGTCTTGGCGATCTGTTCGGTATAGCGACCAGTCTCGCTAATGAAGATAGCCGACATGTTAGAGATACCACGACCAACATTGAGTGCAGTCAGTTCATTAGCGGGATATGCATTGACGTTTATCTTTTCCAATACGTCGATACCCATGAACTTAGGAAAGAGTTCTTTCACCTTCACACGAGCTTCTCTGTCGGCAAAGATAAAGATCTTCTTACCAGCGGTTACTGCGTCGGTGATAAACTTGGCATAGATCTCCATCTGTGTAGCAGAGAAACGTAAGTTCACAGAGATAACATTAACATTAGGGGCAAGTTGTTTCATTTCTAATCCTCGATTTATAACGGGCATAGAAGGGATAGCTTTCACTATCCCTTTGGTAATGTAGGTGACAGATGTTTTAGAATCAGCTATTAGCTGCGATATAGCCGTTCAGGTATTCTGCACCGACACCACCGACATCGCCGGATGCTAACATCTCTTTCGCGCGATCAACAGTCAAGCTCGCTTCTTTAACGAACCCGCCATTAAACATCACGCCTTTACGGTCTTTGATGTCGTTGTAGGCTTCTTCCAGGCACTCCTGCAGTGTCCAGCCTTTGGATTCAGCCAGCACAACCAGATCAGCGATCAGGTCTGCGGTATCATCCAGCAGTTCGCTTGGTCTGTGGTGATCAGGTTCGAACTGCGCCACTTCAATCTCCAGAGAGATATTACCAAGCTTACGCAGGATAGACAGCGCCAGACGTTTGTCGGCCCACTCGCCGTGGTTCTGATATTCGACACGGGCGTTCTGTAGCCATGGACCCAGGTCAGCAGCAGCTTCTTCGATCTTGGTACTATCGATGATGCCGTAAGACTGTGTCAGACAAACCAGTGTGTCACCGATGTCATCTTTCAGTTTATCAGTTTGACCACCCAGGATGTTACCCCATGCTTCAGAGGCTTCGGTCATGCCTTTGATGAACTGGTCGATTGGCGTAGACCCACCGCCGATGATGTTACGGGCCTTGCCCCAGTCACGAATCAGTTCGAAGTAATTCACGTTAGTGTTGTCGGTTGTCATTAAAAAGTTACCCTGTTTTGCTTCTTGCTCGTTTTGCTTAAGAAGTGCGCTAAGCGCTTGAATTTCAATAATCCCCGCTGCCTCTAAGACGATATGTTTCATCTCACGATCAACAGGGCCAATGACAGATAATACCAGTGGAAACTCTTTCGCTTCCAGCACGTCCATTGGTATTAATGAATAGTAATCCGGTGCAGCATCCAGATTACGAATGAACAGAGTATGCGTTGGGTACAATGCCAGCAACTCATCAAGTCCACTCTTTTCAAACGCCATGTAATCAATAGTAGGTTGACCGGTGTACGCGTCTTTACCTGCCTTGTTACTGGCGATTGGGGCTAACGGTTTATAATCGCTCATGATTATCTCCGCAGTAAAGGTAGGACGTCTACAATCACTTCTGTATCTTTGATGCTGCTTGCCAGTCGGTCAAGTGCGTCGGCATCAGTGCTACGTACATTGACTTGATCAACCAGTTCATTAAGATTAGAACCAGTATTGCAATTGCAATCCGCTCCAACCATAGAGCCAAGCAACATGGAAGCCAGCGCCACTTTCATGTTGTTATCGCCGCCGTCGATAGTGATCCGCATCTTCTCTTCACTGCCCTTGTAGTCCGCACGACGCATCTGCGTAATCATCATGTTGAACGCGTAGATACTGCCGAACTCCAAATAACCAGCATTGTTAATGCGACCACCTAAGTGAGCAATCCAGTTGCCGATAGTCCACTCACGACGATCTTTGCTACTGTACGTAATGCCCGCTTCTTCGGAAGGGTCTGGTACGTCGATGTAGTTGATATCAAGGACATTGAAATTACCAGCCAGAACACAACGATCAATGTGCTGCTTGGCTTCTTTGTCCTCGTGCCACATACGGTCTTTCCAAACATACACCACATGCGCTAACGCAATAAATGCTCGTTCGTTAGGAATAGCCTTGGATGGTAGTTGATGAGTGGCTTCGAAAACATGATTCCACGACACCAGTGGAACGGCTTCTTTATTACCTTCCCGTAGGAAGATACCACCTTTAGCAGGCGGGAGAGGCGGATAACACCCTTCTGGTAAATCCGAATACAAAGAATCTTTCATTTGAACGACCCCAGTTTAACATCCTGCAACACAGCGAAGTGTAACGCCTGCGCAAGTGTTTTCCACTGTGCAACACGAGAACGATCAACATCACTGAATACCGTTCGCATTTCATCAGGGATGATTGCATTGCCTTCACCATCGTAAGCAAAAGCCCCGACCCATTCAGCAGTAATCGCTTCATTACCACGATACAACTGATACTGCAGGACAGGGCCTGTTACGACCAGGAACCCATTAAAAGGTTTGATAAACCGCGACCCATCTTTGAACGCATAGACCGAATGGATCTTATCTGCTTCGTTGAGGTCTTTACGGAAGTGCTCTTGAAGCTCTTCAGTCAAACGCACGTTCTGTACATCAAAGATGGAGATAGGTTCAGAGATGGGTAGCATGGTTTAGTCCTCTACTGAGTCACGTGAAGGTTGAACAACAGAGCCAGATGTTGGCGGCTCAGCGAGTGTTAATGCATCGGTCGGTTCAGCGTTTGAAACAGGCGCCAGTACCGGGTCAGTTGATTTGACAGTTGGCACACCATCAGTCAAGTTGATGTGTTCTGGGTTGTGCTCAGGACTTGCTGGGTCGGCAACCGGCGCATCAACATCAGGGACTTCGCGACCGTCTGGCAGTTCAGGGGCAGCGTGTGCGCCGTTCTGTGCTGGGTTATCACCCTGTTCCAGTTCCGGCGCTGGCTGCACGTCACCAACTACTTCAGTCTGCTGCTGACGCAGGCGTGGTTCGTCATCGCCTTCATCAGTGCCAGGAACGGCGTTGTTCAGCACAAACAGGATCGCTTGCAGTTCGGCCTGATCAAGGAATGAACCATCAACAGTCGCATTGCCGAATGCAGTACGATCCCGGTTAGGGTTGAAACGAACATACGTTTCAGATTCCTCGTGCACAATACGCAGCGCGCTTTCCAGTGTCAGCGGCTCATCTTCACCTTCTACCTGGATGTTCAGTTCATTGAAGCTTTCGTAGATCGCACGCTTCTGTGCACTGGTGAACATTGACCACATGTTACGCAGGCTGTCATTTACCAGAGCCGTCCACGGCTGAGATGCATCGCCCCAGGTTGGCCAATCCCATTCTTTGTATTCGCCACGCATTGACTCCATGGTCAATGGAGAAGTCATGATGTTGATGGTATTTTGCTGATTAGCAGCCAGTCCATTTACAGTATCGACTGCATATTTAGCATCGAATACTTTGGCATCCTGACGACGACCGGCAACGCCCAGGTCATTGAAGAACGTGGACAGCACCGACCCCAGTGCCGCTTCTGCCATTGGGTGGTTACCAGCGATGGTTACAAACACCTGAGTTGGGTATTCTTGCTTAGCTTCAGTTTGATCAGACATGTTACTCTTCCTTTTCTACGGAGTGTATATAAACGAGCGGTTATGTATCTTTCAACAAAGCGTGAAAACACACGGCATAAGAGGAGGGTGTTACCCCTCCTCAGTTATTTAGATACTTCCACTACCGGGCACAGGTTGACCTAAGCGCTCAAGCACCTTACGATGAAATGCGCGCATGGTGGTTTCAAGTTCAGAGGTACGCGACCCAATTGAGTCACTGAGATTCTGACCAAGACCGTTATCAGGCATAATACTGCCGTCTACGGTTGGTATATAAGTACCAATGAAACCATATTGTGTTTCACCTTCATCATCCTTCGTTGTGCGTACCATGTGATACACAAGCGTTGGTGAACCGAGAACCAGATAACCAGAGAAAGGATCCTCTTCAGCATTATCAGTGAACTCGTAGATGTGGGCAACCCCGTCGTCATCTTCCGGTAACGTTTCAACAACCTTATTGCGAATGTCGTCGTTAAAGTCGTCGTTTTCCTTAGCATCGGTAATAAAGATCATTTTACTTCCTCTTACACTTCAGGGTTACGGTTAGTGCTTACCGTTCTGGTAACGATTAACCAACTCCCATCCATCCCATGTCCCATCAGGACATGAGTTGCGTTCTGTTACATCAAAACCACGACCGGTATGATGTTTCATAAACTCGGTGGATACAGTAAAGGTTTTACCCTCTGACCAGGAAGTATTGGCAATCAGATCACCAGGACGTACGCGATTAACTAACTCACTCAATTGCATGTGTGTAACCTTTATTCTTTTTCTACTATCAAATTATTGGGGAGGTATTGAATCGCCGCTTTGAGTAATGATGTCTCTTTCCATTGCGGCTACCGCAATTTTCAATACGTTAAGCCCCGAGAAGCCAGGTCGCTTGCCAACAAAGTCAAGGACAGAGCGGGTATCTTGAAACCAGCGTAGCAACCGATCATCTTGCTTTTGTTTGTCGAGCCCGGTTGCATCGGGATCATACTTCAAAGGACAAGGATCGGTGTGCTTACGGGTATAGTCAAGGATGGCGTCAATAATGGCTTGATCCGATACATTGAATCCGACGTCGACTGACATAAATTTACCTCTATTGCTCGGAGGGCGACAGATTGTCACCATACGATCAGAGAGGAAGTTTGTTTATGTCAGTAATTGGTAGGATACGGGTTGGTTTTATTATCCGCAAATCCCATCCAAAAGTCGGGTCCGGTATCGAACGCTTTACCCAGCTTTTCAGCAGTGGGTTTAGAAATACGACACCGTCCATTGATCAGACGAGAAATCGTTGCTGCCCCTACGTCGACTTTCTTTGCGCATTGACGCACAGAAAGTTTAAGCGGGATCATAAACTCTTCCCGTAATACTTCACCAACCGTAGTACGCTTACGGTAGAACTGCTCTTTAACTTTGCCCATCGGGAACCCCCAGTAAGTTACATTGTCGCACTTTCATGATTTCACTGATATCACGAACGATTAATTTATAGCCGACGATCTTAAAACGCATCCGCTCTTTTGCTCGCTCATCAAGGGCTTGCATAAAAGTAGGGATATCGACGCTGGTAATTTCAGCATTGTGAACTATTGGCATGAT